TTATGTTGTGCTGTAACATCAACAGCTATTTTAAGTACTTTATGATATTCTCCTTTATCATTTTGTAAAGGAGTATACGTACCAAATAACCATACTGAGTGTCCATTTTTACCTATACGTTCAAATTCCCCAGAAACAAATTCTCCTTTACGTAATTTTTCCCAGAAAATTTTATATTCTTTACTTGATTTAAAATCAGCAGTACATAAATTAGAATGTTTGCCATTTAGTATTTCATTTTCTGAGTATCCTACTACATTAAGAAAATTTTGATTAGCTGATAATATAGTACCATCTATTCCTAGAGTTACTATTAAATTAGAGTTATTAATTGCTTTTAGTTGGGTATCAATTTTAGCCTCTTTAATTTTAGTTTTATTGAAAAACTCTCTAACTACTACAAAGAAAGGAGGCATAAATGATATAACAGATAGCCACTCAAAATAATGTGTAAATGTAGAATGATGAATGTACCTAAATACTACTAGTGTTTTAAATACAAAAAACACTAGCATAATTAAAGTTGCTACAAGTAGACAGATTCTACTTCTTATAGATATACCTTCTAAAGCTGACATTTCTTGAGACCAAGTTTTTCGAAGACCCATTTAGAGGGACAAAACTTGGTCCAAACACCAACATTAAGCATAACAATTACAAATAATATAACCCACCAATTTTGGAAAAGTGCCCCAGCAAATAATACTAAAGACATTAAAAGATAAACCGCTCTAATAGAAGTCCAATTTTTCATAATTAATTCATTGAAATAGTTTGTATAAAAGCAACTTTAAGACGAATCCAAACTCTATTCCAAAATGGAAGTGCTTTAAATTCATCAGTATTAAAAATATCTTCTAATTCTTTCATTATAAACTTGTTAACATATCCATCAATTCTTGTTGAGGGAACATATCAACTTTATCTTTACGAGTATTAGTATGAGTCCACAAACCTTTTACTTTTCCGTAATATGCATTTTCATTAAATTCAAAAGCATCAGCACCTTTTTCTTTAATTAAAGCAGGTAAACCAGCTCTTACATCAATACCATCTCTTTCAGCAATCCAAAGAATCCAATCTTTTAATACTTCAATCTGTTTATCAGAATAACGATGCCATAATGAATGACCTCTGAATGGTTTAGCTAGTTTAACTATTTCAGAATCAGCTACTTTAGCACCAGCATAAGTTTTACCATCTACAACATACCCAAAATTACATACTTCAATTCCTACTGAATTTTTATGCATTGTTTGGGATCCGTTTTTGCCTAAATGATATCCCCAATTTCCTTCTGGGAATGCTTGTACTAAAACACCATCATATTGGTTATCATCTCCTTTACATGAAGGGCCACCTAATACAAATTCAGTTGCAATTTTACCAATTTTATCAGCATCCCATGCTTTAATTGTATTGAATGGATTATGCCAACCTGCTGTGTGGTGTAAAAATAACCATTCTGCTTTAATAGGACCTGCTAAATACTCATCAGTAGGCATAAAATATTCAATTACTTCTAAACCATTTTTAGTAACATACTTATTTTTAGTATAAACCCCTGATTTTTTAGCTTCAGTAATTATTCGGGATACATCGGTGTCTAATAAACCCATTTTTGATAATGTGCTAGGGCCTACGATACCATCAGCAGTTAATCCGTGAGCTGCTTGCCATTTTTTAACAGCAGCTTCAGTGCCGGGGCCGAAATCACCATCTGCTTTTACTCCAATTACTTCTTGGATATCTTTTACTAATTCTCCTTTAGAGCCAATTTTAATCAACATTTTCTTCTTTTTTAGATTTGGGAACAAATTTTTCAACAACAGTACCAAATACAGTTGCTATTGTTAAATATTCTACTGCTGCTACTGCTTCTTCTTTATGTACTTCACTACAAGTAAATAAAAATACTACTAGTGAAAGAAAGCCAATGGTACCAAGCACACGTTTGTGCGAGGTACCTTCGTTATTGGCAAACATATTTTTAAAAAAATTCATGGTTTATTTTTTAATTAAAACAGACCACAAACCACCTACTAAAGTGATTAAAGCACCACTTAATTCAACAAAAGTGCTTTCATCTACTAAACCTTTGGCCACTAAAATACCACCTAAAAAGGTTAACGAGTGACGCAATACACCTAATACTTGTTCTTTATTCATAATGTAAAAATTTAAATTGTGATTATAAATATTAAAAAAGGGCGCACATGCGCCCTTCTTAATCTAAAATGGAAATTTTGTATAAATTATTTATTTTAATAAACCTTTTACCCAAGATTTTACAATATCCCAGTTACGAGTTGCAAATACACCAAACGCAAATCCAGCGTAAACTTTGTAACCAAAGGCCCATAAAAATAAACCTGCGATGAGGCCTAATACGCCTTCAATTCCATTTGCTACAATCCAATTTTTTACAATAGTAAAAATAGATTTGATAAAATTTAATACACTTTTCATAATAATTTAGTTTTGTTGTACGTTATAAATATTATTAACCATCACAAGACACACAATCTACAGTTCTTGAACCAAGATCTCCTTTAATTACTGAATCAGTGCGCAAATAATAAAGTGTTTTTATTCCTAACTTCCATGCTTCTAAGTGAACCTGATTAATCCATCTTGGTGAGTCTGTAGGATCAAAACTTAAATTTAATGATTGGGTTTGATCAATATACTGTTGACGAATAGCTGCCTGTTGAACTAAGGCTAATTGATTAATTTCGGGGAATGTTAAGAAAATTTCTTTTTCATCCTCTGTTAAAATATCATTAGATAAATTTTGCACTGAGCCATTGTCGGCTAAGATTTGGTCCCATACTTTACTATTGTTTTTACCTTTAGCTTCTAATACGGTTTCTAATTCAGGATTTTTAACAATAAATGTTCCTTTAGCACCATTAAACACATAAACGTTTGCTGGTTGGGGTTCAATACCGGCTGAACATGAATTGATGCGTGAGTTAGATACAGTAGGAGCAATAGCTAACAGGTGTGTATTACGCATACCCGTTCCTTTACACCAAAGTGGCTCACCATATTCAATTGCTAGTTTACGTGAAGCAGCATCAGCTTGTACTTTAATTTGGCTAAAAATAGTATGTGTCCAAGCTGTTGAAGCAATTGAGTTAAATGGTAAGTTTTTCTGTTGTAGAAAAGTATGCCAACCCATTACACCCAAACCAAGTGCACGACCTTTTTTAGCATGGCGATGCGAGCGAATCATTGAATCTTTACCATTAGTTTTTTCAATAAATTCTTCCATAATACCATCAAGGAAGTAAACAGCAGTTTCAACTAAATCAGTGTTCTTCCACTCATCATACTTAGCTAGGTTAAGTGAAGATAAACAACAAATAAATGAATGTTCCTCATCTGTATGAAGAGTAATTTCAGTACAGATGTTAGTCATAGAAACATTTAGGTTATTCATTCTATAACCAAGAGGGTTATCTTTATTTACATTATCTTTAAACATAATGTAAGGTTCACCTGTTTCAACACGTGATTTAAGAATCTCTAACCACAAAGACATAGCTTCGCTATCTCGGTCTTGAAGGCGATTCATAAACTTATCATCAACAACTACACATTGGTGTAGATTCAAACATTGTCTATTTGGATCACCTTTAGGACGACGAATTTGCAAAAATTCATGTATATCAGGATGATTAATGTCTAGGTTTACAGATGCTGCTCCTCTACGTACTGAACCTTGGTTGGTTGCAATAATTGTAGAATCATAAATTTTAGCCCAAGGTACTACGCCTTCTGATTTGCCGTTTCCTCTAATAGGTTCTCCTCTACCTCTAATTTTAGAAAGTGAGATGCCAACACCACCACCATAGGACGTAAGTCGCATAAGTTCAGCATTGGTAAGACCAATTCCCCTAATCGAATCAGGAGTATCGATGCCAAAACAAGAGATGGGAAGGCCCCTATCAGTACCAGTGTTAGATAAAACAGGACTTGCCAAACCGATCCACCCATTCCAAATGTATTTAAAAAATTTATTTTCTAAATCAGGACGATTTAAACGCATTGCTACTGCATGAGCAACTCGTCTATATGCCTTACGAGGAGTTTCCCCGGGCAATAAATACCCTTTAGAAATAGTAGACAAAGCTACTTCATCCATGTACTCTGGGAAGTCTTTACCACGTTCCCAAGTTGTGTAATCTGCTATTAAATTATTGTCCATAAATTAAAAAATTGCGGCGGCGTCCCATTCCATGTGACCCTTTGAATAGTTAGTAACACGATTTGCAAAAAAGTCGGTATGTTGTTTACCTGCTGATAAAGCATCAAACCACTTCATTCTATCAACTGCTGTTAAATCAACATCAGTAATAATTGGTCTATAACCTAAGTCACCCAATTTTGTATTTACTCGGTTTTTAATAAAGTTTTGCAAGTCGTACTTATTACATTGTTCTAAATCACCAAGTTCATAAACTTTGTTAATAAAATCAAGTTCAAGTTTAAGAGATAGTAAAGCTGCTTCATTAATTGCTGCTTCTAATTCTGGGGTTTTTACTTCGGGGTGCTCATTAATTAAAGTTCTAAATAACCAACAACCTGCTTCGGAGTGCATTGATTCGTCTCTAATAGACCATTCAACAATTTGACCTACACCCTTAAGTTTATTTTGCATCTTGAATGATAATAATACGGCAAATGAACTAAACAAATTTACACCTTCAGTAAATGCTGAAAAGATGGCAAGTGATTTAGCGATTTCATGAATATTTTTTTCACCATTAAAACTGTCTCTAACTGTAGTAAGAGCTTCAATTTTTGCCATTGTAGCTTCATCTTCAAGAAACTCATCAAAGTTTTCAAGTCCTAAGGTTTCATTTAATAAAGAATATGCTTCAGCGTGGATTGTTTCAAATGCGCCGAAAGTAGTAGCCATCATTATCACCTCAGGTTTACGAAACCATTTAGTTACCAACCCAGACCAGTAATCATTAACAATTGTTTCAGTTTGAGCAAATCCTTTTAGGATTGAACCCACAATATTTTTTTCAGTTTCATTTAAATTTTGTTTCCAATCATTTAAATCACTCATCATTGGTACTTCTGTATGTAACCAGTGTGCTTGTTGTTGTTTTAGCCAATACTCATATGCTTCTTGATATTCAAATGGTTTGTAAACAATGCGTTCTTGCAATAAAGATTTCTTTTTTGCCATTTTTAGTTTAATGTTAATAAGTTATGAATTTAATTCAAAAAATTTGTTAGCCAACAACTTCTTATCAAAGTTATCAAAAGAGTCGTAACTATTTGAGTTAGAACTAGGAGTTGATTCTTCATCATTATCAGGTGCGTCTGTAATTTCGAAATGCCCGGTAGAAGTGTCTGCATTTAAATAGAACGTTAAGCCGTCCATACCATACCTGTTTTTCATAATGTGGAATCTACCTGTGTTCTTCACTTTATCTTCTTTTTTACGTGAAAGAGATATAGCCACATCGGTAATCATGATTTTATCATAAGAACCGGCCGCTTTATCACCTTCAATTACGTCATCTTTTGCACCAGCTCGATTTACCTGTGAAACACTCCAAATAGGAACATTTAACTCACGTGCTAAACCTTTAGTGCTAATATAAATATCATCCAGTTCTCCCTTACGGTCTATAGTTCTTTTTCTTGTTGAAAGAAGGTCAACATAGTCAATAATTACTAGGTCAGGTTTAATACCTAAGTCAATTAATTTATTAATATGAGATTCAATCGTTGAAATTGTTGCTTTACCTGTAGGGAATTCTTTAATTACAAGTTCACCAGGTAGTTGGGGAATAACTTCGTCAACTTTACTTCGGTTTTCTGTAATTTTATTTACTGGTGTTTTAGTGAAGAAAGCATCATAGCGACGACCTACATAATCTTCACCTAACTCGAGTGTATAATGCACTACGTTAAATCCTAAACGCACAGCATAACCACCCAATGCAACTAGTGACCAAGACTTACCACCTCCTGGATTACCAAATATGAGACCAAAATCTCCATTTCCCAATCCGCCTTGGAGTAAGTCATTAATAGTTTCCCAAGGTGTTGGGATAACGATTCGGTGATCTTCTCTATAACGAGATTCAATGTCTTTATTATATTCATGTCCTACATTTTTATCTTGACCTGCTTTCATTGCTGATTCAATCATGAATTTAATAGAATCATAATCTCCAGCTTTAAGTAAATCTACACTACTAAGTAATGCTTTTTTTAATTGTTGATTTTTACAAAATGTAGAAAATTCTTCTTGCACATAAGCCAAATCATCTTCAGATGCTTGATATGCCTCACGTAGTTGTTCTTTAACAGCTACTTTAAGTACTTCATTTTCTACTTTCTTTAATTCTACCTTCAAAATATCCATTGAAGGTGTTGTATGGTATTTTTCGTAATACTTAAGAATTTCCTTAATAATCCATTTATGAGCTTGATTGTCCCAATACTCATCACTGATAATATCATGGATATTAACAAGGAATTCTTTGTGTGTAAGCAATGATGAAATTACCTTAATTTGAAAGGCAGGCCCATATTGCTGGAGATTTACTAATGTCATATAACTTATTTATTATAACTGGTTAATGGTTCAAATATATCTTTTACCCAAAATTCTACGTTGCGAATCATACCTCCGAGTTTATCTTCGTTATAAAACGCTACGAACTGGTCGGGAAGATAATTTAAACTTTTGGATTGGACAACCTGATTGATGTATTTTTTATCATTTTCATCAATCATAGGATTTGACAAATCCATAATCTTGTAATTTTTTTCTAACGCATCAATGTCTTGAATAATGCGAGCATACACTACGTGTTCTTTAAATTTAGATTCACAAATATTGTAAATGTCATCTAAAGTAACATCTTGTTGAGTTAATTCAGGGAATAATTTGGTAAGCTTTTTCTCACCTAATCCTTTAATACCTTTTACTTTATCAGAATTATCACCTAAAAGTGTTTTATAAATAATAAAGTTTTTAGGGGACATACCAAATTTTTCCTTTACAGTTTCTTCAGTATAGAATTCACGCTCCATAGGACGATAAACAATTACGTTTTTGTTTATTAATTGGAGGAAATCCTTATCGGAAGAAACAATAAATACTTTATCTTCTTCTCGTTGTGGTAAAACTTCACTCAAACGAGCAATAATATCATCTGCTTCTACCTTATCGATTGAAATAGTTTTAACTGGTAGAGTTTTGAGATATTGAATTACACGAACAATTTGATCTATTTTAGCATCATCTTCATCATCATGACTTTCAAATACCTCCCAGTTAGTAATACGTTGAGTATTTCTACCTGATTTATACTCGGGAAGAAGGTTCTTCCTATTATTGGAAGAACCCGCTCCATCGAATACAACATAAACACTAGTTGGTTGGATTTGACGAATCAAAGCACCTAATGAACGCATGAATCCACCTAAACCCCCAACGTGAACCCCATCGGGATTCACCGCATTAAGCATGGCAAAGTTTCTGAAGAATAAGTTTAATCCATCTATCAATAATACTCTTTGTGATTCTACAGTCTCTTGGCCCTGCTCGTCAAGGTTGTTGAGGAGCTTAAGTAATTCTTTTTTGTTCATCTTATTCTGGTTCGTTTTCGTATGAGGTAATATCTGTGTATTCTTGATCCTCTTCAACAATGTTGAAATCTACACCTCCTAGAATGCTTTTCCAAGCATCTGCATGAGAGTCTTTGTAATTTTTCAATGCTTTATCTGTATCTTCAATAAAGCCATGAGGAGTCATGATGATTTTACCTCGAGTAGTAACGCCATTAATGTGGTTTTTGTCGATTTGAATATTTGTACGTTTTGCAAATTCGACTTGTTTACCATCTTTAATAGCTTTAATTTTTGATGTTCCTGCTGACATCACATTACCAAATGTAACAACAAATGTTGCATCAAACCACATAGCATAACCTCCTTTATTCATCAACTTGGGTTGACCCATTGGAGATTCCGGTTTTAGAGTCCATACCTTATTAATACACACAAGGGTATTGGTGTATGGGCTACTTTCCTTACGAGACATTACTATGCGCTGATTAACGTTGTTACCAAATTGGGTTGACATAGCACCTGCGTTCCATTCATTGTTATTTTTGTTTGAACGAACGGATAATTCACAAGGAACCGAACCAATTGAATCCCACAAGAATAGCAAGTTATAAGGCAAATTACCTTTTTTCTGCTCATCAAGCAAATCAAGGATAAATGCGGCTACGTCTTCAATAGTATTAATAGTTTCACGGTCAACGTAAATAAAGCTACCATTGTAATCTATAATTTCACCTGTAGATTCATCTACAACTTCATTTACTTCTAACCCCATTTGGACGGCATGCTCCCAGTTCCATTTCATCTCAGTGATAATGAATACAGGAAGAATACCTCGCTTCTGGGCTGATACGGCTGCTTCAATCAAAGCAGTTGTTTTACCCGTATCAGAATGCCCACGAAGCAATACAATGTGACCTTGAGGAATACCTGGAACCGAAGTAGTTTCTTGGTATGCTTCCGAAAGTGGAATCCAGGTTTGTTCTTTAAACTTAGCTTTTGATGTAAGTCCTTTCTTATTCTTAAAGCTATCTAAGTTAAAATTCGCTTTAATTTCAGAGGAGACTGCCTCCGATAAGGACTTGGATGTTTTTCCTCTTGCCATGTGTTGTTAATTAAAATGGTAAATCGTCGTCTTCTTCTCCAAACAAATCATCAAATTGATCTGTCTTTGATTTTTTAACAACAGGTTTAGCACTAAGTGAATAATTTGATTTAGGTGCTTCTTTAATATCTGAATCAAAATCTTCAGCAGGTTCAGAAACGATATCACCTTCTTCAGAATCTTCAGGCGACAACCACTCTTGAAGTGCACTCTTCATCTCATCATAAGACAAGGGCTTAAATACTTTTTTAGGATCAGGTTGATCATTCAACAATTTTTCAACCAATGCTTCATCATCCGAAAGTTGAGAAGTTTTCATTGAGGGAGCAATAGTAGTTTTGTTGTAAGGAGTACCAGTAGATTCAGGACCTACAGTATTCAACTTAATATCACGACCATTCAAGATATCAGTAAAATCACCTACTTCTTCATCAGCAGCCATCTGCAAAAATGCTTCGTAAATTTCTTTACCAAACTGCCACAATTTAACACCTTCAGATTCTTCACCACGCACTACTATAGGTGCGAATACACGGGTTTTAGCATCCAATTTTTTAGCCAAACGCCAGTTGTCTTTATCATCTGATTGACGCAATTGTTTAGCAAATTCTTTAATTGGATCTTTTTCACCCCAGTTTGTAGGTGAAGACATTACCTTTTTAGAACCAATTCCATAATAGAATTGCATTTCGGTAAAGGGGTTTGCGGAGTTGTACTTGAAAGGTACAATGCGGATGGTTTGTTTACCAACCGAGGGTTTCCAGAACAATTGTTTTCCATCGCCTTTGCTCTGTCCGTTAGATGCGTTTTGCATCTGATTAAGGCGCGCTTTGATTTCGTTCAAATCCATAATAACTAATTTTTAATGTAACTAAATATAATAACCTTTGGTATAATCACCAAATTAAAGTTCAATAATCTTGAAAATCTTTGTATTCAATTGCTTTAATTCGTTGTGCTGAGTGAGTAGAATACAATTTTTGTAGTGTTGCCAGTCAATTTTATAACGTGTGTCAACTACACCACCATTCAATCCCTTAATTAATTCATTTAAGGCATTAATAGTATAAAGAGTATTTGTGTCTTTTTTACGATGTACTAAAATTGTGTTTTCAGGGATATTATTCACATTACCTTGATCAACATTATATGTAACAACATACTCGTTATTGCTCTTAACGTGCAAAACAAACATTTTGTTATACATGATGCTATAACGTGAAGATAAATCATTAACCAATGCATCCATGTCCTCCAAAGACGTAAAGGTGCAAAATAACTTGTTGTTCAAATCTATAATATTTTCGGGTTGTTCAAAATCGTATTGTCCCGAATACATATAATTAACTTCTTGTAAAGTCATAAGTGTCTCCATAACTAATTTTTGTGCTCAATTCAAAGCTTTCTATAATTTTTTTAATTTCTTTTAATAAATGTTTTTCTTCCTCAGCATAATCAAACAAAAAAGCATCGTAAGTATACAACACGAGTTTTGTTTTTTTACCTCGTAAAAATTTAAGTATTTCCCACAATATAAGAACGTTTGTGGACGTTTCCAAGTTTTGTAGTACGTAGTTAAATAACTTTTGCGGCTTCATATCTTCGGTGTTTTCTTTCCTAAGTATATACTTTGATTGAGGCATTTCAATCCAACCTTGGTATTGAAAAGTGTCCCACAAATCATCAGTATACGCTTGTACTTTCCTAAAAAATTCCAGGTTTTTATACTGTTCGAAAACTCCTCCGTATAGTTGTTTAAATGTTAATTCTTTAGCTTTTTTGTAATCCACCCCGTACATTGTTGCGAAGTCCATATGAATATCTTTATTGCCAAACGAATAACCAACAAGACGAGCAGCCAAGGTAGGGTGGTAAGCAGAAACATCAAACTCGATAAGTCCATCATTACGCGCAATAAACGATCCCCTACATCCATTTTCTTTGTTGAGGGCAGCAAAATTGACTCCTCCAAAGCTGTTTGAGGGTCTAGTGGTAAGGGTTTTGAGATTATATTGGGTGTAAACATACTCCCCCTCAACCTTGTGAAAAAACGTTTCATATACTTCTTTATTTATTTTAAGTCCATTGGCTTCAATAGCGGAAAACACAATTGAACTTTTTTTGTTAAACCATTGACAATAATCGTCTTGGCATTTTATATTAAATACATTTAGATCTTGAAAAATCGACTCACAATATTCATAGTGTTTTACAATAGGCACTAATCGGTTTGGAGCCGCATGATCTAAATTGTTTTTATAGATCCATTTATGGGCGAACGTTAGTTCTGGTATATATGTATTATATGTGGGTTGAATGTCAAAGAGAGCTTTAAGCGGTAAGTATTGTAATACCGATTTTTTATCCCTCACATATATTTTTTCAATTTTGCTTAATGTCTCTGTTACTTGTTGTATATCAAGCGATAGCGCCTCACTATGATCGAGGCACATCATGTATCCCTTACTCGCGTTTATAGGGCGTACATACAACGTAGAAACGCTATCGAGGATTGGGTGGGTGTTGAAATTATGAGGTATAACCTCTAAAAACACTTCTTTAAAACCTCGACAGTCGAATTCCCTCAGTTGTTCACTATCTTCTATTAACCAAAACATTTACTTAAATATACAAAACCTTTTTTGGATTACCCCGCTCTATAGAACTCTGTGTAATTTGAGAAGTATTCAGTAAAAGCAGTGTAACCTATTTTTTTCTCGTAATATTCTACTAGATTGTAATTTTGTTCAGAAACGTAAGTTTCATCACCCCCGCTAATAACCCAATCTAATTTAAAAATTTTATATAAATTAAACTCGTAATCAGGATTATATGATTTTAAATCATTAAAAGTATCTTTACTAATTTCAATATAGATGTTTCTATTTGATTGTTTAGCAAAATATCTTGTATAGAATCCATCTAAATAATCTTCACTAGTAGGAATATTTAAATAATATTGAGGTGTTTTAAATGTTGGGGGGTTATTAACATCAATGTTTTTGGCTTGAAAATATCCTAAAACTTCAGGTGATAAATCTTCAGTACTAGTTTTAATATTAAAATTTGAATCAGCAGTTTTAGAAGAAGTAATAGGAGATAAAATTATAGAAGTTCTATCTTGGGGTCCTACACCACTGTGAATTTTACCATCTGAACTTTTCCAGTATTGTCCTACATAAGGAATACCCTTTGGAGTTTCATATTCATCTCCATTAGTGTATAAATTAGTTTTTATTTGGGACTTAGGATAATACATAATTTATTATTCGTCTTCTGATGGGTTTGTAGAAGGTTCAATTTCGTTTTTAGGTAAACTTAGATTTGAATTATTTTGAGTGGTAGCATTGTTTACAGCAGCTAAACTTGTAATAGTAGTTTCCCACCCTTTGCTTGATACTTTATGATCTACTCCTTTAATAATAAAAGATAAATTTCTATTATAACTTGAAGGTAAGATGTTTTGATCTATGTAAAATCGTTCATACATACGAACCCCAGATAATCCTAACATTGTTAAATTTAAATCAAAAGGAATAAATCCACTAGCAGGGGGAGCATCACCTTCATCATTTAAAAGTGAAACTACATATTTTGAAACATTACCACTTATGTTTCTGTTTATATCTAAAATTTCACTATCAACTACTAAACCTCTTTGATAGAATTTTTCAATAAGACCTTCTTTAGCTCTTAATATTTTAATATTATCTTTAAATATTTCTAAAGCATCTGTAAAGTTACCATAAATTCTTTTATACTTATCAAGTAACTCAGCATATCGTTTTTGGTCATTTGCTGTGGCCGAAGATCTTAAAAATTTAAGTTCTTTGAGTTCTGCTTCAGACATTGTTTCTCCTCCTTGAGGAAGATTTTCTGCTACAGCTTTACTTAGTTTATCAGGGATGATTCTATCTTTTAACCCTTCATGGAATTTATTAAAAGCCGTAGCATTGGTAATATCTGATGTTCCACGGGATTGGGCTCCAATAGCTAGCATAGTAGCAAATTGGGGGGTTAAACCAGAATCTAAATTTACACTATAAACAAAACTTCCATTTTGAACATTACCATATCCTGGGAGGGAGTTTCCTGTAACATCTAAATAACTAGTAGAATCAAATTTTTTAGATCTTCCAGGTCTCCACCCATAAACATTGAATAGTGTTTTATATCTGTCATCAAAATTAGTAGGGTCTACTAGTTTTAAAAAATTAGGATCTAGAGGAATATCGTCCATAAACTTAATAGTATTAATATCATGGTCATAAGTAACATTTAACTTATTAACATTACCTAAAGCTTCTTGGATTCCAGATAATAATTGTTCTAAAAATCTTAATAAGATAACTCCATTTTCATTAGTAGATGCTTCTAAACAATCAACAACAAAGTGTAAATTAACATGAATAAACATTAACCTGGCAGTGTAAGGTTGACCAGGAATTCTAAAATTAGTATCTTCACTTTTGTTTTCAAGAACATCTTTAAAACATTCAAACATTTGGTTTTCTACCAAATACCCTAATTGAGGATCTCCTTTTTCTTCATCTTTATTATAATCTGATACTCTAAAAGGGATAATACAAACTGAAGGATCTGTTGAAAATTGAGTAGGATAAGTAAAACAATAAGTCTCTTTATAATTTTGATCAAATTTTATAAGAGGAGTTTTATTTCCTTCTTTATCCTTTGAGTAAATTAATAAATTTTCTTCAATATACCTTAAAATATGATATAATTTTACATATTGGTAAGGTGAATTTTTAGACTCAACGGTTACAGTACTTGCATAACTTGAACCATTACTTCCACTTTTAGTCCTTCTAGCTCTTCTTTGGGGTTTAATTACTAATTGTTCTTTAGGGTCAAAAGGAGTTTCATCTTCATTTTTATAAGTAGAATCTCCATAAACTTGAATTTGGGGTAATTTTTTTGGATTGTATTGGGGATCAATACAATTATAAGTGTTAACTTTAGCTCCTTTAGACTCATTCTTTTTTAGTTTATCATAAACCTCATAAAGATATTTATGTAACTGAGATTTATCTTTGTTGGCTATTAAACTTGTACTTAAAGCTTCTTCAGCTTCAGTTTCTACAGTGTAAGTGGTTTTTGGTGCATTATCAAATCCACTTTCACCTGCTACAAGTCCTGCACTTGCTAATGCTTTAACATCGGCACTACTTAAGGATTGAACAAAATTTGAATAAGCAGTTCTATCAGCTGTACCTCCATTGTTATCCTTTGTTCCCGTAATATTAGCCCCACTAGATACTGTAGCTAAAAAATTACCGGCATTTCTACTAAGTTTATCACCTATTCTTTTTGCGCGGGTTAGAAAATTAGCTTGTTCTTTATTTTCTCGGGTAGTTCTAGCAGCCTCTGTTTCTGGTTGTCTCTCTGGGGTTCCTGGGGTAGATTCTGGTGGGGGTTCTGTTCCGAAGGGAGATGAACCTATTGCTGTAGATCTATTAATAGTTAGGGATTCAATTACATCTCCTATAGAGATAATATCTACGGTAATGCTATAGCTATTATCTTCTTCGAAAGACCATTTAAAATTAACTATCTTTCCAAAAAAACCATCATAGTTCCCACAAGTAGTAGCAGTATGAGAATTAATAAGAGCTAGAATATTGTTTTGGTTAACATCATCTTTAAAAAAATTACTAAAAGCTGGGGTATTAAATGTAGCTTGTTCGTATTTTTTAGATGATACATCAATATCATTGTGGGTATAATATAGAGTATGACCCCACTCAACTAATACAGTAAACCCAGGGTGCATGTAAAGAGCTTCAATAATATCAAACTGCTTTTTACTATTTGCCTTAAGTTTTAAAGTTGCTTTTCTAAAAGAACCCCTGTTATAAGTTTTAATATCTAAAGATTCAATGCCTGGAGGAGGAACTAATCCAACTTGTTGGTTGTCACCAGCAAAACCATAAACATTTTTAAAAATATTATCGGGATTTCCATCATATAGTCCTGAGGGTTGGATTAATTTTCCTTCATTGTCTAATCGAGATACACCGTTATAAAGAATAAAATTTTTAGCTAATAAATCCCCCTGAAAGTTTTTACTTCCTGTTAGTGCTTCACTTTTTTCGGGTGTAGAAATATTGACTGATGATACTGCTCGTATCCAAGCTGTATTGTTATTAGACCATGTTAAAACTTCAGGTTCTCTAATTTCTAGCCCTAATAATTGCTGCCTTAGATCAACTTGGGTTTTAACAAATTTTCTTGGATTACTTCCTATAAGATTTCCCATTATACAACTCCATTTATTTGATCAAATTTAAGAAGGATATTTGTGACATCCAAGGGTACTCTAATTTGAGTTCCAATGGGGACGTAAAAAGAATTTTGAGGTAAATTAGGATTAGCACAAGATATAATCCACCATAAAGAAGGATCTCCATATATTTGGTTAGCTAATAAATCTAATCTATCCCCTTCTTGCATTATAAAATATAAATCAGTTGAAGAAAAGGGAATTGAAGGATATTTAGGGGAATAATAATAAGAATTCCCTTGACCTATTGAATTTTGTGGTATTTTTGAATATCTGTTCATAACTTATTATGCGAATGGGGGAGTTGGATAATTAGTTCCTTGAGATGCTTGGGATTGAGCTAAAGTAGGTACTGTAACAATAGATGATGAAGAAGATTTTGGTGCTCTTATAGTACCATCTTTAATTAAATCACTTTGTTTAGTATCAGAGTCCCAATTATCATATCCAATAAATTTAGATCCTTTTTGTGGTACAAAGTTATGGATTGGTTTAAATTCAAAACTATCAACTGTAATCACATGCGGCAATTGAGCAATATTTTTATCTTCTTTACCATTATTTAATTTAGCAATTTCCCAAGGAGAGTTTGGATCAATAGTAAGACTTAATCCTCCTAATACACCAGGAACATCTACTAAATAGTCTCCTACAGTTAAATAAATTAAACTTCCTCTCATAAAACCATTAGAACTATAATCTGGGGCTGTTAGTGAAGCTAAATAAGTAAGTTTTTCATATAGTGTTCTTTGTTCTTGGCGAGATTGAACAGCTACTTTAAAACTTAAACTATTAGAACGACTAAAACCACCATATCTATAAAATGCTTCTCCTCTACCAACAAATTTTTGGTCAGACCACTCTGCGCTGAATGAGTCAGAGAAACTTTCTAAAAATGCTCTAAAGTGAATATGAGTAAATTGTGAAGGATTATCGTTATCTACTACTTTAATTTTAAACTTTATAAAATCTGAAGGGATGTCGCCTGATATTTCTTTTGATTTTGCTACAGAATCAGGGGCCGTATACAAATTAACCAAAGCCATTTTATCGGCTGTGGAAGATAAGGGAGCAATGTTTTGTATAGGAGTTGTATCATTAACATTTAAGTTAATCGCATCTTTTTTATCGTAAACTACATTATAATGTTTTCTACTCCTTACAATAGAAGTTCCTAATTTATTATCAGTTCCAGGAACTTTACCTCTAAGAAGAGGATTAGTACCATCCCCGGGACTACCTAATTGATAAACATCAGTTTGACCAGCTTTTAGTCTATTAGCTGCTCTAAAATCAGTAGGACCAGGTTCAGGGTAAGTGAAAATTTCCCTGATGTTGGGGTTAAGAAATGAAGGAATGTGTCCTATTCCAGGAATATTAAGTAATTCTTGGGCACCAACTGCTAGAGGATTCCACACCGCTGTAGGTTCAGATAATAATCCTAAAGCTACTTGTTTAGCTTCAAATACTAATCCTGTACTAGTTTGGGTATACAGTTTATATAAACGTTCTACATCATCTAAAGCTGTTCCTGGGTTTAATAGGGCATTTCTAAAACCGAAGGTGTTACCAACGGTCATACCATAGTCTCCTGTACTTTCGTCTCCGATTTGATCTAAAAAGGTTTTATCCTTACCCGGAATATCTTTTACGATAAACGGTTGTTTACTAGAACCCCCGTTGGGTCTATCCATACCAAAAGGAACGGATGTTAAATCAGTTTTTAGATCTAATAAAGGCATTCTTTATTATTGAGGAAGATTACTTAAATATCCTGCAGGAGTTACTCCATTATTGAGGTCTAATTGAGTAGAATTCAAGGAATTAACTAAGTTAGCAGGAGTGTATCCAGCAGGAGTTACTCCGTTATTAACGTCTAATTGAGTTGAACCTAAAGAATTAACTAAGTTAGCAGGAGTGTATCCTGAAGGTGTTGCTCCATTGTTAATGTCTAACTGAGTAGAATTCAAGGAATTAACCAAGTTAGCAGGAGTATATCCAGAAGGGGTAGCACCATTCAATCCTAAGTTTGTTTGGTTTAATGAATTAATTAAGGCCATAGTTTTTTATATTAAATGTTTTGTTATAAATATTAAATTATTGCATTCTGTATGCTGAAATTCCTAATGCTGTACCTACTTTATTACCATCTAAAGTTACTGTGCCTTCTTTAGCTGCTAATCGTTCCATAACCATACGTAATGCTCTAAGTTCATTTAATACATCGGCACTACCTAAACTTACTGCACCCTTAGGAGCACTTACAACATCGTCTCCAAATAAATTAGTACCAGCAATTACTGTATCTTTGTCATTTAATTGAACAGCACCCTCAGGACCAAATAATGTACGTTTACCATATCCTGGACGAGAAACCATATCATCCCCAAAGGTATTTAATACTAATTTACCTAATGAAGGGCCCCCTACGTAATCTGAAATAGCACTTCCAAGCATTCTGCCTAAAGCATCACCTCCTGTATAAGCTAATGTTGAAAGCAACCAACCGGGAATACCTACAGCTTGCAAACTTGAAACACCAGCGGCTGCTAATGATCCTCCTAATAAACCTAAACCACTACTAATAATAGTTCTACCAATTTCAGATTCAGTTTCACCACGAGTTAATCCTCCTTCTTTCATGATAGCATTAACATCTTGACCCGCAAATAAAGCTTCCATAAGAACTCCTAAAACTGGGATTTTGCCAAAAAGTTTTTTCATAAAAGTACCTACAGGACCTTTAGCAGCTTTAAACATAGGTTTAATTTTACTTCCTATATTTTTAGCAAACCAATCTTTTACTTTTTTCATACCCCAATCACTGGCATTGCTTATAGCTTTACCAGCATTTCCTACTAAGTTTTTAGCACCTTTATAAGCTTTAGAAGCTGTAGATTTGATACCACTCCACATTTTTCCAAAAAATCCTTGTTGGGCTTTTGGTTTTGGTTTTGGTTTTGGTTTTGTTTTTGGTCCTTGAGATCCTTTTGATCCTTTTGATCCTTTTGATCCTTGAGCTTCTGCTTCTGGTCCTTTGTTTCCAAGTCCCATTAAAGCCATGGGGGTCATTGATAAAGCCATATTACCGGCACCTGCCGCTACGCTTTTTATTGAATCCCACCAACTTGTTTTTTTCTCTGTTGTTTTCTTAAGGTCTTTAGCAACTTTATCAGCGGCTGATTTAGCATCTTTATCGTTTCCTAATTCTCTTTTAACTTCACCAGCTAAAGCATAGGCCTTAGCTTGAGCTAAATTATCACCTGTATATTTTGTTCCTCTATATTCTAAAGTAACTTTTTTAGATGTATCATCTTGAGATACTTTACTATAGGTTTCAATAGAGGCTTCTATAGCTTTTTTCTTGGCATCTTTATCTTTTTTAGCTTGGGCTGCTGCCGCGGCTACAGCCGCACCTGCATCTACACCACCACCTTGTTGTTCTTCTTCACCTCCTGAAAATGCTCCGGACAGTGCTTGCATTCCAAATCCTAATCCTAGATTTAAAAGCATTGCCCCAGCATTCCCTCGTAGTCTTGGTTTAAATCTACTACGAGTAGTAGGTTTAGGGGTTTTATTAGATTTATAACGTCTATCAAGTGTACCATCTTTTTTTCGAGGACCGCTAGTGTTGGAAGGACCGGATGAAGTCGAAGGACCATACATCATATCGGATGCTGACTGATTCATACCAGGTACTCCTCCTGCAGGCATATTAGTTACTCTTACAAATGAAGGATTAAAGGATGTTGCTCCTCTTTCAAACATTTTACCTAAACCTGGGAATATGAATTCTAATGTTTTTTTAGCAGCAGCTCCTGCAATAAATGAAGTTAACAATGTTTTAAACATTGGATTTTGGAGCAACTTATCAAACATTTTGACAATTACAAGCACAGCTTTTCTACCGGCTTCCATTCCTTCTTTTAAAGCTCTAAATGTTTCAGAATTTTTAAGTTCTTTAAAGAAATTATATGCTTTTCCTATAAATGATTCGGGATTAGTTAAGTCACCTCCTGTCAATATAGCTCTTACATCACGTAAACCTTTATTAATAAAACCTGATTGAGGGTCAAAAACTGCTTTGAACACTCCATGTATTTTACCTCCCTCTTGGGTCATCATCTGAAGCATACCCACAATATTTTCTTTTATATCTTCAAATATTTTCTTGGTTTCATCATTCATCCACCAAGCTTCAAATTGACCCCCAAACAATTCCATTATTGGTTCCTTGATAGAAATCATGAAACTGTCAACCCAATCTCCAAAGCTTTTGAAAGCAGCACCAAATTTTCCTAATCTTGCTGCTAAACCTCTTTGTCTCATTTCTTCGGATTCAGCCATAGTTGCCGCTCCTTTTCGAATATCTGCTCCTTTTTGTAAACTATTATTTAAGTCTCCTTGAACAGTAGTCATTGTTCGGTTAGCATCCAAAATAGATGATACTTTGTCTTCACTAATACCTAAAGTTTTAGTGATAGCATCCATAATAAATTGGTTGTTTGAAGCATCACCTCCAATTTGCTTGGTAATACGAGCAATTTCTTTATTTAATCCAGCAAAGTCACGTGTTGCTGCTAATTCTCTTGCTTTGGTAAGATCAATATCTTTACCAGTTAATAATCTTAATTCTTGTTCAGATGAAATACTTTCTTCTAAGTTTAAGAATCCTTTAGCAGAATCTAAAGCATCTTCTAATTCTAAACCTAATTTTTTAGATGAAAGAACGGCAGCTATAATTGCATCTTTTGAACCTCCTAATGCTCTTTGAATATTACGAGAAGTTTTATTCACAGCTTCAAATGCTACTTTTTGACTAACTGCTATATTTTGTGATTTAATTTGAGCTGCAATTTGGTTATTCATCTCGTCAACAACCGTACCGGCATCTTCACCTAAAATTTTAGCATATTTTTGTGCTGCCGCTAAAGATTCAGCAGAATAACCAGCATAAATGTTTAATTTAACAAATCTATCTAAGGTTTTACCTGATAGTTGTTCTGTGGAGTTCATAGCATTGTAAATACCTTCTATAGCAGATGCGGCTTGACCCGATGTAGGACCTAATCCTGCTACTTGACTATATAATTTACCGGCTGCTTCTTGGCTTAAACCAATGTTTCGAGCTAAACCTTGCATTTCCCCAGAAGTAACTTGAGCTACCTCCATGTACTTATCTTTAGCTTCTTTACCCATATCGATAAACTTGCGAACAACTTTACCAACTAGTCCAAAAGCTCCTTTAACTAAACTAACTGCCCCTTTAATCATAACTAAAGGATCAAATAAATGTTTAATTAAAGATTTACCTAAAAATGCAAAAGTAGAACCTAAAATTTTAAATTTAGAACCAAGCCCTCCAGCATTTCCCTTAGCGTCAACTATTTTTTTAGCCATAGCTGCAGCTCTATCTTGAGCTTCTTGAAGGGTATCAGCTATTCCATCAAAACCTAATTTTCCAGCTAACTTTCCAATACCTTTAATAGCAGAACCTGTGAGTCCCATGGTTTGGCTAATATCCTTAGAATATTTTAACTGGGCTTGCATTGAATCTTCAACTTCTTTGTTGTATGATTCAATTTTAGCTAATTCATTTTTTAATTGTTTAGCGTTTCCAACACCACTTCTTTCAGCTATTTCAATTTGATTTTTTAATGCTTGGATTTTAGCTGTGCGGTTTTGGATTTCAGCTGTAATATCTTTATAGGTTAGAATACCTTTATTAGCTTTTTCTTGGTTTCTAACCAATACGTCTGTAGACTTAGCTAAGCTATTAATTGTACCTGTAACGTCTTTGGCTAAGGTTTTGGCAGAGTTTTGTCCTGCTGTTAAAGCTTGGGCAAAAATATCACCAATGTTGGATGCAATACTTCTAAGAGCATCTTCAACCACTACTTGGGTTTCATCTGCAATCTTTTTTATTCTTTCTCCTTCGTTTTGCTTTGCCATGTTTTAATCAGGTCAATGTATATGGTATAAATATTGGAAGGCGTCATTTTCTTGACGCCTTCGCAATGTAATCAGGAACAGTTTGTTGTGGTTTTGATACTGCACCTGCAGCTTTCATATTTGCAATGGATTGTTCAGCTACGTTTTGGGATGAATTTTGATTATTTTCTTTTTCATACCACTCAACAAGCTTATGCCACGTAAATTTTCTAAGCCATAAAGGCATATTATACACGCTCACCCAATCATAGCCGCCTTTACCATGAAATACTATCTCGTGAATTTGTGTAAATACGTCTCCTCTATAAACTAGAGCTTCCTCAGGCGTCAGGGAAAAAAAAGTTGGCTCCCAGGGGTAATGTAATAATTTGATCTTCCCCACCTACATTGATACTAATATCCATATCAATATCTGGTTGGATATCTCTAACATATTCTCTTAAAGCTTTTGAATCTCTAGCTAACATATAGTTATCAATGAAATCACGAACACTTTTAGGACTATTATCCCCATTTACAGAAGTAATAATATACTTTAAACGGGTAGTAAGTTCAGGAACATCATTTTTATTGATTTTCTTTAAACCTTTAAGTTCTTGTTCAATTTTCTTTTCAAGACCTCCATTAATTAACTGGAAAGTTACTTCTACTTTAGAAGCAGGAAGTACATAGGTAAATTCATTTTTACCTTTAGTAAACAATTCTAAATTAAGTTGTTTATTTTCAATTGTAGTTAAATCAATTGTATGTTCTTCACCATCATACTCGAAAGTATAATCTTTACCATATCCTAAAATACGAGAAGCAATTAAGATAGCGTTTTTATCACCAATAAAAATATCATCATAATTAACCTTAGTTACAATTAGGGACTGCAATAGTTTATCTAATACAATACCTTGAGAAATGTAATTTTGGTTAGTTAAAATGTCTTCTTCTTTGGCAGTCATGTACTTCATTTCAATAGTACCTCCTGACAATGGGTGACCTTCGGGATAGAGTAAACCTTTAGAGGGCAACTCTACAGTTTCGGTAGGAAACTGGAATGAGTGAACTGTTGGGTCCTTAACTAGTGAAGGAGTTGGTTCAACAACTTGTGGATTTTCTTGTTCCATAGATTTTATTAATTAATAACTATTATCGATAATACATATACAATATAAAAAAGAGCTTGACATAAGCCAAGCTCTCTTTAAAAAAATCGCAAAATTTTCTTAGTAATTCAATACGCAGTAATCCATACCTAACACTACTGTTAAGTTTTGGGCAGCTGCTTCGTTATCCCAGTTGTATTCACCGAATTCAGCTGATTTAATGAAGGAACCTTTAATAACCCATTCTGATACTTTGTCACCTACAGGACCTAATACGTTAATAGTTACATCTTTCTTATAGAAATCTGAATAACCATCACGGCCAGTTACTGATTCGTGGTGTAAACGTACCCATTCCATTACTGCTTGAGCACCTGAAGGAGTGATAGGATCGAATAAAGTTAATGTTAAGTCATTCCACTTCAACTTACCTTTAATTTTTCTATAGGTGTTGATATGATTGAGTACAATTTCTTCCTGCGAGAAGCCGACAGATGAGATTGCTTTGATAGTATACGATGGAATACCGTCTACATACATGATAAATCTATTCTGTACTTTCGGTTCGAAAGCTGTAAAGAAAATTTCGTTGGGATCTAATACTGCCATTTTGCGTTATAATTAATGTGTTTTATTATAAATATTCAATTTTTAAACTTTTATGATGGGAAGCTAACTCCAGTTGGCAACACGTTGAAATCTAACAAAATGTATTCAGCTGTTTTAGTAGGTTGTAAGTAAATTTGACCTACTAACTGATTTCTGTCGATTACGTCTGCTGTGTTATTGCTATCATCCATAATTACTTTAAATGCATACAAACCTTGACGTTGTTGTACTGATTGTAAGTAAGGATTAACTTGGCTTAAGAATGCATTTCTAGTAGATGCGGTATTTTGTTCAAATACTAAATTATCAGATACTTGAGAAATGTAAGATTTAAGTTCAATTAACAATCTTCTAACATTGATACGGTCAAGTGCAGTTGCTTTAGTCTGTAATGTTTTCTGACCAAATACTACTGTTCCAGCTCCAGGGAATGAAGCGATCGGGTTTACTTTTCCTTGATATAATGTATCTCTATCAGATTGAGATAATTTTCTTTCAGGACGTACTACTGTAGCTAATCCACCTCTATTCAAACCAGCAGGTGCGAACCAAGCTTCACCTACTTTATCGTTGTAAGCATATACTCCAGGGATCATTGTTGAGGCAGGAACCCATACTAAGTTGCCTGATTCAGGATCTGTGGTTTGTAACCAAGGAGCGTAAGTAGCAGCGTAGCTAGAATTATAAGCTCCGGCATTGGAAGTCATTGTGTTTAATGTAGCACCGTAAACTGCAGGATCTACAACAGCAATTGCATCACCTCTTTCTTGAACCATATTGATCAATGAAGTAACAACTGAAGAAGCTTGACCGATAATCAAACCAGGAGCTGTGATTGAATTAAATTGATATTCATCAGCATTGCTCAATAAGTTAATTGATTGAGTATAGTCAGCTGCTCTAACACCTTGTAAGTTATTAGCACCTGTAATGTTTTGGTAGTACAAATCACTTCCATGAGTAATAGTACCAGTAGCTCCTGCAAATGAGCCACTTGCTACTTTAGGTAATGAACCAGTAAATGCAGCTTTAGCATTTCCGTTATTATCAAAATAGTTAGGAGTATTACTTACTTGAGAAACGTATACGTAATTTGATTTAGCAGGATATGAACCAGAAACTTTAACATAAGGAACTGCGTCTGAAGTATCAACTACTGAATAAGAATCACCAATTACTTTAGAGATATAGTTATCAGCATAAGGGTCAAGTGATAAGTTAGCCCAAGTTTCTAATACAGTTTTTTCGTTTGTAGTGTCATCACCTCTTCTAATCAACAAGTTGAATGTGCCTGAAGATGTGTTGTTAGAAACAATTTCCCATCTTAAGTTATCGGATGAACCACTTACTAAAGCTCCGTTAGTTTCAGAACCAGAACTGTTCATGATAACACCCTGACCAAATGTTTTTAAAGTAAATGAAGTTACGTCAGCGTCGCTACCAGTAATTACAGTTGAAGTTGCTGATGTGAATGAGCCACTTGCTACTCTTGTTACTAACAATGTAGTACCACCATTTGAGAAATAGTTGTAAGCTGAAATTGAGGTTAAAAATGATTTAACTTCACTCCCGCTTGTAAAAGTAGTACCGAATTTGTTTACGTATTGACTATAAGAGGTAACCAATGTAGGAATGCCAACTGGTCCTTTTACTGTAGGACCAAGAATAGCGGCACCAGCTTGAATCGGTTGTGATGTGATAGCCGACATGTCGTTCTCTCTAGCTAATACACCCGGTGATAATAATGTTTCTGCCATTTTGATTTAGGTTATGTTTTGTTATAAATATTATATTTTTTTTTAAAAGTCAATTTAAGCTAAAATTGTTTTTTTAACTAAATTGTATTTTTCCCTATAAATAAATATTATAACTTTTATCAAAAATGTAAAACTTTTTTTACAGAACTAATTACTTTTGCAGGAGTAATAGATTTAGTACATTCAAATTGGCGGGGTGTGTCTTTATGATCAGGACACCATTCCCAATCACCAGGATTTAACCATTCACGATTAAAACATCCGCTGCAAAATCCTTTAGGGGCACCAATACGCTCACAGTCTTCAAATTCAGTATGTTCTTCACTAAATCCTGAAATTAAAACAACAGGAGTTCCAATAGCCCATGCTAACCAAGATAAACCACTACCAACACCAATAAAAGCTTCGGCATGTTTAATTTGGTTCATTCTTACTTCAATAGGTTTATCACCGGTTTCATCAATTACATTTTGTAAAGTACCTCCTAATTTAGAATCGTGCCAATCATCATTTAAGGGTTCATGTGTAATCATCATTACCTTATAACCCTCTTCATTCAATTCATCAATTACTTTTTGCCAACCACCGGGGTAATTCCAATACTTAGCGTGAGCTGAAGCATGAGGTGCAATTACAACATATTTTTCTTCAATAGGACGTCCTGTATCTTTAAAATTAACTCTGGGTTTGATTTCTTTATAGTTTAGTCCTAAAATATCAGTTGCGGTAGCTTGTAAAGGAATTGGTTTAAAATCACGAGGTACTCTATCTTTATTAAAGGTTCTATCATCATTATAAAACCAACCAATTCCATACATTGCATATAAATCAAATACTTCTTTTCCGGGTTCTATAAATTCAAGTTCAGGATATAAATCTTGAAACCATTCATTTTTAAAAGTTGATACTATAACATGGCAACCCCAAACTTTTTTAAATTCTTCAATATAAGGAAACCAAGCTAAAGTATCTCCAATAGCTGATGAATCTAGATGAATATAAACTCGTTTACCTTTAGCATCATAATTATGTTCAAATACTAATTCATTAGTTTCTTTATCATAAACTTTAATACCCCAATTTGTAAAATATTTACGATTAGTTCGAGTCCACATATTGTTTGTAATCACAGTATCATGGATAATTTCATTATTAGAATTATCTGTAATTATAACTCTATAATTTTTTTTCTGACTACCTGAAACTTCAACAAATGCTCCTTCAATAAAATTAATGTTAAAAGTATTACCTAAAGTTTTAATAGGCAATCTAAGGTTTACTAAGGTGTTGTATTCTTGTATTAATTCTTTTTTCATAACACTTGATTATAAATGTTTATTAAATCTTTTGTTCTATTTTCCCAACTAAAATCTTTACCAGTTTGAATTGCTGATTTGGTGTAGTGATCCCATTGGTTTAAAATATCATTTAAACCTTCTTCCATACGGAATATATTGCGAGGAGCTCTCCACATTCCAAAAAAATCAGTTTCCATTTCAATCCATCCTATAATAGGCAAACCACAAGCTGCTGCTTCTAATAATGTAAGGTTAGGATGACCCGCTTCTAATTCTGAAGGATGTAAGAAAATATCATGGTTCCAGTAAATTTGTCTTAATTCTAAATTTGAGGGTTCCCAAATAAATTTAAGTTTGGGGTAATTTAAAACCCATAAATTTTCATTTATCCAATTTTCATTGTTTTTAGGACCTACAATTGTAATAGGCAAATTACGTTTCATAGCTAAACCTACACCATAAGCAAATCCTTTTCTATCATGTCCATTTTTACCACCCATACCATTATTAGCTAACATAAGTAGTTTTGGTTCAATAGGTCTAGGTTTAGATATAGTTTTAGGATAAAAATCATTAGTATTTACTCCATGTGGAAAATAAACACATTTAGGGTGTTTAAAATAATCTACTAACCATTTAGCAGGCATAAGTGAAATTAAAGAACCTTCAATAGCTTCTAAATTTTCTTTATAAACATGAGAATCTTCACCATAATACATTACATGGTGATCATGTAATTGATAGATATAGGGTATGCCACGATGTTTAAGATCAATTGCTAAATTAGCTACATGACAATGGACAATATCAAACTCACCAAGGTTTATATACCCCCCAAGACGATGAGTAGATTCATGGCCTAATTTTCTTTGGTTTACTTCAAATTCCCAAATAATTTTTTCAATAGCCCCCCAGTTTTTAGGAGGAATATCTAAACCACAAGCGGGATCTACATGGCAAATTTTCATAGGTTTTTATTTTTAGCGTAAATCATACCTAAGTTATAATCTTTATGAATATGTTCAAAATTAGTTGCAAAGTTATTTTTACTAAACATTTCTAAGATTTCAAATATTTTATAATAATTTTCATATATGTCATGAACTTCAATAGCAAATTGATTTATTCGAGAAATTTCTTGGGGTGTAGCGTTTAATAATAAAGGATATTCCCAATATTCGATATCAATCTTACAAAAATCAACTTTACTTAATTTAAACTGATTGAAAATAGTTGTAAAATTATAATGGTTTGGTTCTATTCTATCACTAACAAATCCTTTTATAGTTGTTACTTTAGGATTATTACAAAAATTTAAATCTAAACAATTATAATAATTTTCAGAACATTCAAAAGAATAAACATGATGTGCTCCTTTATTTAAGGCATATTTTGTAAAACTTCCAACATTAGCTCCTAAATCTAAAACAATATCATAAGGACGAATTTGCAACCCATGACGATCGTATTCATGTTCTTCCCAAATTTCTTTTTTTACATTGATAAGCCAATTTTCATCCACATCTTGTGGAAAATAAAACCCTTCGATTACTTTAAAACTGTTCATTCTGCTGCGTAAATTTCAGGGCTATTTTCATCCATTCCTTTAAATTCTTGTTCAATAATACTAAATCCTGGGAGGTGTTTAGTATAAATTTTTTCGGCTGTGCCTACTTTAAGTTGAGCAACATTACAAACCCACATATCAAAAGCATCCCAAGGAGTATTTTTAACCATATATTGAAGATAACTAATTTTATCTTTATTAATTAAATATGATTGAGCTGGGATGAATGGTGTTACATTTGTATAAATGTCTTCAACTTTAGGTCCATTTAAGTTACGGTTGTTAGATGGATTTCCAAATCCAATAATATCTTGGTCTTGTTCTCTTGCAATTCTAGAAAAACGAATTAATGAATTATATAATTCTTGATAATCTGAATCAATAATAACATCACCTTCAAAAATCAAAACATAATCATAATCTTTATTATCTTCAGCTAAAATAGCATTAGTATGAGCTAAATAACAACCATAATGACCCGGGGCTAATTTATAATAACCAGGAACATCTTGAACATCATCTGGGCGATTACAAGTATCTGTTGGTGGGATATCTTTATAAATTTCATTTATACGTTGTTCGTATTTAATACCGGTTTTCTCACAAAAGTCAAATACACTTTCTATTGAACGAATTTCTTTAGGATTAGAATTAGGTTCAGTAACTAGATGCATCAATTTAATTTTTGGTTTATTATTAAATTGAAGTTTATATTCAAATGTACCATTTTTTTCTAATTCATTATTATAGTAGTTATTATCTACAATAACTTCTTTAGATTCAATAAATTCCTTAGTATCTAAATCATATAAATCCCACTTAACAATATAAGTACTTTCAAAATCAAATTGAACTAAATCATAGGTATAGAATTTACTTTTAACCTCAAATTTAGCTTCATTAATAATAACACCATTTTTAATTAAAGTATAATTAATAAAACGACTATCATTATTGTTTGAAATTTGAACAAATGGGGCAAAATGTCCTGGGATATTAGAGATAGGTAATACTGTAAAATATTCTACTCGCGAATAGTCTTGGTGAAAGAAGGTTTTAGTACATTCTTCTTGAAATTTATCTCTATCTTCCCAATGAACATTTGTACTATTTTTAAATCCATGATACATTAAGTTTTCTAAACCATTAGATTCAGAACCCCACTCATGCATTAAAGCATCATACTGTTCGGCAGTATCAATTTTAGGTTTTTGTAAGAAAAATTCAGGACGAATACCTAAAAACCAAGTTGTAATTTGATCTCCTTCTGATGCTTGATCTTTACCAAAAAAAGCATCTTTATAGTTTAATACAGAACTAATTTTGTTTACATAAGATACATCTTGTAAAATATAATCATAGTTAAGAAAATATACTTTTTTAATTCCTAACCCTTGTGCTAAAGCAGCACCATTATAATAATTTGTATAACAAGTAGGACCATGATAAACATCATTATCTTCACCTCTTAAATTGATATGAGCATTACAATCATGTTGATTAGTCCACGAATTAGTATAAAATGTATGCTTTGTTAAAATGTTATGATTATCATTAATTGAATAATCTACAATATCATCTAATTCTTTAGGAATAGGAATATGCGAGGTTAAAATAACTTTACGACCTGTTGCTTTAATAGCTTGAATACACTCTTTAGTAGTATTAATAACTGCTTGGGTAACAGGGTATGTAGAAATAATAAATGCTTCTTCTTCAGGATTAACATCTAATGCTTTATAAACAATCTCATCATTTAAACCTAAAAGTGATTCAATAGTTTTAGCATTTTTTTCTTTATTGTTAAAATCAAGATAATTTACATTATCGAATTGATCCCAATAATTCATATACACTGGGAGGTTGTAAATAAGTAGTTCCATGTTCCATGAAATAGATTCACGGATTACCAAAGGCATGGTTTCTTTATCTGTGTTTGTGCCTCGAGAGGTAAACAAAAATAAATCCATTGCCTTGTAAAAATTATCTACATCTTTACGTTCATTCCACCAAGTTACGTTTGGTGGAACATCTTTCATTAAAGGTTCCCAATACCATTTGAAGTTATCTGCCTGATTGCCTACACTATGAAATTGAATATCAGGGAGCATTCGAGCATATTCAAAAAATTCTGCTTGATTTTTACGAGGTGTAAATAAACCAACATGTAAAACATGTTTTTTATTTGGATCTAACCCTAAAGCACGTAATGCTTCTTCACGATTAGGACGTTCTTTATACTCGATAGGATAATAAACTACTTTTTTAGGGACATCAATATCTTTATATTGTTGTACTTGCCATTCTGAGACAAATAAGAATTTATCAGGGAAGAATGATTTTTTAGTAGTATCATATGATGAATCGTGGGATGTTTCTACAAGAAAATAAGGTCGATCTTGCCTGTATAGTGTTGACGCAATTTCATGGTCCATAAAATATTCAGGAATTTCCTCTAAATGTATAATATCGGGTTTAATGCGATTAACAATGTTAAGAAATTCCGATTTATTTTCACCTAATACAAAAAAACGTTCAGCAGGAATCATATTCTGTAAACGTTCTCTTTGAACAATTAAAACTCCCCCTGTTAAATTATCCCATTCAACAAGATAGATTTCAAAATCATCTTTAATTAATTCAATTTTTTTAGTAAGATATTGTGGAAGTCCGCCTGTCGACAAATGGGGTGCAACACACAGTAATTTTTTCATAGACTATTTTTAAAATATAACAATAATATAATAACTTATTTATAAATATCCAAGCTTTATTATAAGTTCCAAGCAGGAACCCAATAATCAGTACCTCCGATATTAAACACTAACCAACCATATGCTGTTAAACCTGTATTATCAGGAACTTGTGCATCTCTAAACCCGTTAATTGAAGGGATATTTGAGGCTGGAGTTGGGGTTGCAGAAGCTCCACCACCACCACTAGTACCAGATGTACCAGCTTTACCTGAAGTACCTGCAGTACCTGTTTTACCTGAAGTTCCACTTGTGCCTGAAGAACCTATAAATGAAGTACCATTTGTTCCTGATGCTCCTGAAGTACCTGCTGTACCATTTGAACCAGATGTACTTGAACCACCTGAATTACCACCATTACCATTTGTACCGGAAGATCCAGCAGTTCCTGAAGTTGCACTTAATCCTGAGATACCGCTAGCTCCTGCGGCTCCAGTTGAGCCTGAAGTACCACTTGTACCTGCTGTACCACTTCCTCCTCCTTTACCTGAAGTTCCGGTTGAACCACTTGTACCTGAAAGACCTGAAGTGCCGTTTGTTCCTCCTTTACCACTTGTTCCTGAAGAACCTGAAGTAGCAGATTGACCTGAAAGACCATTAATACCTGAAGTACCTGTTGAGCCCGAAGTACCTGAAGTACCACTAGTTCCTGAGTTTCCTGAAGAACCTGATGTTCCGGATTTTCCTGAGGTGCCGTTTGCTCCATCTTTACCTGAAGTGCCACTTGAACCTGAAGTACCGCTTAGGCCTGAGGTGCCATTTGCTCCGTCTTTACCTGCAGTACCACTTGAACCTGAAGTACCGCTTAGGCCTGAGGTGCCGTTTGCTCCGTTTTTACCTGCGGTTCCACTTGAACCTGAAGTACCGCTTAGACCTGAAGTACCATCAGCTCCTACTTTACCGGAGGTTCCTGATGAACCAGAAGTTGCACTTAAAGCTGCTAAACCAGCAATACCACTTGTACCTGTAGAACCTGAAGTACCTGAGGTGCCTGAAGTGCCACTGCCTCCTCCTTTACCAGCAGTTCCAGTTGAACCGCTTGTACCTGAAAGACCTGAAGTGCCACTTGCTCCATCTTTACCGCTGGTACCTGATGAACCACTAGTTCCTGAAGTGCCTGAAGTACCACTTCCTCCTCCTTTACCTGCGGTTCCACTTGAACCTGAGGTACCTGATAAACCTGAAGTACCGTTTGCTCCATCTTTACCCGAAGTACCGCTAGAACCTGAGGTACCTGAAAGACCTGAAGTGCCGTTTGTGCCGGATGTACCTGCAGTTCCTGAAGTTGCACTTAATCCTGAGATACCGCTAGCTCCTGCAGCTCCAGTTGAACCTGAAGTACCTGCAGTACCTGAAGTACCTGTTTTACCTGCGGTTCCTGTTGAACCACTAGTTCCAGATAAACCTGAAGTACCATTTGTTCCTCCTTTACCTGAGGTGCCTGAAGAACCAGAAGTTGCACTTTGGCCTGATAATCCAGCTATGCCACTAGTTCCAGTAGAACCTGCGGTACCTGAGGTTCCACTTGTTCCACTATTTCCTGAAGAACCTGATGTTCCTGATTTTCCTGAGGTACCATTTGTCCCATCTTTACCTGAAGTACCGCTAGAACCCGAGGTACCTGAAAGACCTGAAGTACCACTAGTTCCGTCTTTACCTGAGGTTCCAGTTGAACCGCTTGTACCTGATAAACCTGAAGTACCATTTGTTCCTCCTTTACCTGCAGTTCCTGTTGAACCACTAGTTCCAGATAAACCTGAAGTACCATTAGCTCCATTTGAACCTGAAGAACCTGTAGTTCCTGATGTAGATGATTGACCTGATAAACCAGCAATACCTGAAGTACCTGTAGATCCAGCTGTGCCCGAAGTACCGCTTGTTCCACTATTTCCTGATGAACCTGATGTTCCTGATTTTCCTGAGGTACCGCTAGTTCCGTCTTTACCTGAGGTTCCGGCTGAACCTGAAGTGCCTGATAAACCTGAAGTACCACTAGTTCCATCTTTACCGCTAGTACCAGTTGAACCACTTGTTCCTGAAAGACCTGAGGTGCCACTAGTTCCAGAATTTCCTGAAGAACCACTTGTACCTGAAAGGCCTGAAGTACCGTTTGTTCCTCCTTTACCACTTGTTCCTGAAGAACCTGAAGTAGCTGATTGGCCTGATAGTCCTGCTATACCACTGGTTCCAGTAGAACCTGCGGTACCTGAAGTTCCTGAAGTACCGGATTGTCCTGTAGAACCTGAAGAGCCTGTAGTTCCTGAAGTGCCTGATTTGCCACTAGTTCCTCCAGCTCCATTTGAACCTGATGAACCTGTAGTTCCTGATGTAGAAGATTGACCTCCTAAACCTGCAATACCACTTGTACCTGTAGATCCAGCTGTGCCACTAGTACCACTAGTTCCAGATTGTCCTGAAGAACCTGATGTACCTGCTTTACCACTAGTTCCATTAGCTCCGTTTGAACCTGAGGAACCAGTACTACCTGAAGTGCCACTTGTAGCACTTTGACCTGATAGTCCTGCTATACCACTAGTTCCAGTTGAACCTGCAGTGCCTGAAGTACCCGAAGTATTTCCTTGTCCTGAAGAGCCTACAGAACCTGAAGTACCTGATGTACCTGCTTTACCACTAGTTCCATTAGCTCCATTTGAACCTGAAGAACCTGTAGTTCCTGATGTAGATGATTGGCCTGATAATCCTGCAATACCACTTGTGCCTGTAGATCCAGCTGTACCTGAAGTACCTGAAGTACCAGATTGTCCTGAAGAACCTGATGTACCTGCTTTACCACTAGTTCCATTAGCTCCATTTGAACCTGAGGATCCAGTAGAACCACTAGTTCCTGAAGTTCGTGATTGGCCTGAAAGACCATCGATACCTGAAGTACCTGTTGAACCTGCTGTGCCTGAAGTGCCACTTGTTCCACTATTTCCTGAAGAACCTGAAGTACCTGATTTACCGCTTGTACCATTAGCCCCATTTGAACCTGAAGAACCTGTAGTACCTGAAGTACCACTTGTAGCACTTTGACCTGATAGTCCTGCTATACCACTAGTTCCAGTTGAACCCGCAGTACCTGAAGTGCCTGAAGTGCCTGATTGACCTGAAGAACCTGATGTTCCGGATTTTCCTGAAGTTCCATTGGCTCCGTTTGAACCAGAAGAACCAGTACTACCGGAAGTACCTGAAGTTCTAGATTGACCTGATAAACCATCTATGCCACTTGTTCCTGTAGAACCACTTGTTCCACTAGTACCACTTGTTCCGCTATTTCCTGAAGAACCTGAAGTGCCGGCTTTACCACTAGTTCCATTAGCTCCATTTGAACCTGATGAACCTGTAGAACCACTAGTACCTGAAGTTTTTGAAGCTCCACTTAAACCATCAATACCAGAGGTACCTGTTGAACCCGCAGTACCTGAAGTGCCCGAAGTATTAGAACTTCCGGATGAACCTGAAGTACCTGATTTTCCTGAAGTACCATCAGCTCCATTTGTACCTGAAGAGCCAGTTGAACCACTAGTACCTGAAGTTCTAGATTGACCTGAAAGACCATCAATACCGCTAGTACCTGTAGATCCGGAAGTACCTGAAGTACCTGAGGTATGAGATGAACCTGAAGAACCAGATGAGCCAGATTTTCCTGAAGTACCAGTTGAACCTGAAGAACCTGAAGAACCTGAAGTTTTTGAAGCTCCACTTAAACCATCTATACCTGAGGTACCTGTAGATCCAGCTGTGCCTGAAGTACCTGAAGTGTTTGATGAACCCGAAGAACCGGCAGTACCTGATTTACCACTTGTTCCATTAGCTCCATTTGAACCTGAAGAACCTGTAGAACCACTAGTTCCTGAAGTAGCACTTTGACCTGATAAACCTGCTATACCTCCAGTACCTGTAGAACCTGATGTACCACTTGTACCTGAAGTACCATGTGAACCTCCAGATGTACCTGAAGTGCCTGATTTGCCTGAGGTACCACTAGCTCCCACAGTTCCTGAAGTACCTGTAGAACCTGATGTTCCTGAAGTACCTGAAGTACCTGTTGTACCACTAGTACCTGAAGTGTTAGATTGACCACCAGCTCCTGTAGAACCTGATGAACCTGATGTAGTTGAAGCACCTTGTGAACCTGAAGTACCTGATTTTCCTCCTGTACCTGAGGTACCTGATTTTCCATTTGTACCTGAAGTGCCTGATGTTCCTGAGGTTACAGCACCTCCTGAAGAACCTGAAGTACCGTTAGAACCAGCTCCACCACCACCTGAATAGATAACAGATATTACACGTCCGTCATCATCTACAGCTAAAACTCTGTCAGCAGTAGACCCTGAGGGTACGCTCAATAAAAACAGGTCTTGTTTGAAAACCGATTGACCTGGGCTATCTCGTCTACTGGAGAATTTTCTGTTTTCAGCCATTTAGATGGTTAAGTTTGTTATCTATGATAAATATTAAAAAAATATTAGATTATTGGAATTAAAGAAGGGGTTTTAGCCCCTCCAAATTTAAATATAAAAATACTAACCTGGGGGAGGGTCTCCACATACATAAGGACCTGAAAGTTCAGTCCCATCCCAAAAGTAATAAATTCCCTCGGGGTGGGCATAAAATCCAGGATCAGCTACCTCTGCACCACAACCCCCAGGTCTATATAAAATACCTAAATCATTACTAAAATCCCAAGGTTGGATATCTAATAACTCACATGCTATACCTGGGTCTCCAGGATCATATGAAAGAGTAAGTGGCTTACAACTTACAGAACTAGGCCATCCAGGTATGTTTGAGGTTGAAAATCCTGAAACTTTACTTAAAGAAGTAATTTCTTTTCCACCTACAAATTGTATACTATTTACATCAATATTAGATATTTTAGCCATAGTTTTTAACTAAAAAATGGTGGATTTAAAATCACAGTAGTTGGATTAGCTTTAGAAGTATTTTCAGCTGATAATTCTGATGTTAGGTATGATAAACCTGTTTCTCCTAAACTAGCAGTAATCCATCCTACAACTTGTTCTTTAGTTAAATCTTCAAATTCTGTAAAATTTGTAGGGTCTGGAGATGAAACTTGAACAAATAATCTTTTACCTGAAGAATAAGGTTTTTCATTAATTATATCTGTTACTCTAAGTACATATTGGATTTTAAAAACTACATTGTTTAATCCATTTTCAGATATTTTACATTCTAAATTTTCTATATTCCAGTTTATTGTCATAATCTATTTATTATAAGGTTATCCAAGTTACATCTGGTTGGAACCATATACATTTTACTGCTGATGTATTATCAACTACCCATCCTACACCTCTAACTCTATCTCCTGTAGTAAATCCACTAGTATCGTCTGTTACTTGTCCATCAATATCACTTACCCATAAAGAATCACCTATATTAGTAGCACTAGTTACTTCCTCTGTAGTTATCATACCTTGAATAAATACATCAACTTCTTCATCAGCTCCACCTGTACCATTTAATACAATTCCTAGTAACTTTTCAGCACTTACACCACCAGCATTTGCGGGTCTCCATCTACCTGTAGAGAAATTATACCACACTAATTGTCCTTTAGAAAGAGAGGTATCACTAACCGCTCCTGTTAATACATGACCTTGATAAAGGAAATCACCTATACCTTGTATATTACCCCATTGTTGATAAGTTGTATGTCCAGGGAATGGAGCAGTATATGAAGAAACAATACTATTAATATCAGTATCACCTACTAAAAGGAAACCTTTGCTTTGGTCAAAATTAAAGTTAGGACTGCTAGTACTTCCTAAACCAGAACCTCTAATATCTCCTTCAACATAAAGTATTCTATTAGGTTTATCTATACTTAAGAATTCTGCACTTTGAGCTAAAGTACTAGAAGAACCTGTAGAATATAATAGATGGTCTGGTGAATATGACCAAGTACCTCCACTAATACCACTAGTACCATTAAATGATACTCCTGAAGTTGCTGCGGTACCATTTGTACCTGAAGTACCATTTTTACCTGAAGTACCACTTGTCCGTGTTAAACCGCTTGTACCGGCAGTACCACTTGTTCCTGAAGTGAATGAAGATGATCCACTAGTACCGTTTGTACCATTTTTACCTGAAGTACCACTGGTTCCATTAGTTGCACTTTGTCCTGAGGTACCAGCTGTGCCGCTTGTTCCCGAAGTGAATGAAGATGATCCACTAGTACCATTAGTACCATTCCGTCCTGAAGTACCTGAAGTGCCTGAAGTACCTGATTTGCCACTTGTTCCACTAGTACCTGAAGTACCTGAGGTAAATGAAGATGATCCACTAGTACCGTTAGTACCATTCCGTCCTGAAGTACCTGCTGTACCACTTGTACCTGAAGTACCGGCTTTACCACTTGTTCCACTTGTACCTGAAGTACCTGAGGTAAATGAAGATAAACCGCTTGTACCATTAGTACCATTCCGTCCTGAAGTACCACTTGTACCGCTAGTTCCACTTAATCCTGAAGTACCTGAAGTGCCTGAAGTGCCTGAAGTAAATGAAGATAAACCACTTGTAGCGCTTGTACCATTTTTACCTGAAGTACCACTTGTACCGCTAGTTCCACTTAATCCTGAAGTACCTGAAGTACCGTTTGTTCCTGAAGTAAATGAAGATAAACCGCTTGTACCGTTTGTACCGTTCCGTCCTGAAGTGCCTGAAGTGCCTGAAGTGCCTGAAGTGCCTGAAACACCACTTGTACCTGAAGTACCAGTTGTACCTGAAGTAGTACTTAAACCTGATAAACCAGCAGCTCCATCTAAACCTGCTGTACCTGAAGTACCTGATGATCCGGCTGTTCCTGAAGTCCGGCTTAACCCGCTTTGTCCGTGGGTTCCTGAAGCACCTGTAGTACCTGAAGTACCATTTGTACCTGAAGTCCGGCTAGCACCACTTTGTCCGTTAGTTCCTGAAGCACCTGTAGTACCACTTGTTCCTGTAGTACCACTTGTTCCTGAAGCTCCTGAAGTACGTGAAGCTCCATTTGCTCCGTTTGTACCTGAAGTACCTGTTGAACCGCTAGTGCTTGAAACTCCTGAAGTCCGTGAAGCACCGTTTGCTCCGTTTGTACCTGAAGTACCACTTGATCCTGAAGTTCCAGATACATTTGAAGCGCCACTATTTCCTGCAGTACCTGAAGCACCTGTAGTACCTGATGTGCCTGTTGTTCCTGAAGTCCGGCTTAAACCTGATCCTCCGGCATTACCATTAGCACCTGAAGTACCATTTGTACCTGAAGTACCTGAAGTACCTGAAGTCCGGCTTAAACCTGATCCCCCAGCATTACCACTAGTACCTGTATTTCCTGAAGTACCTGAGGTACCTGTTGTACCTGATGTACCTGATGTTCTACTTAATCCTGAAGCTCCAGCATTACCACTAGTACCAGTAGCACCTGTAGTACCTGAAGTACCTGCTGTTCCTGAAGTCCGGCTTAAACCTGATTGACCTGCAACACCTGCAGCTCCTGTTGTACCATTTGAACCATTAGTACCTGAAGTCTGGCTAATACCTGATTGACCCGCAACTCCTGCGGCTCCAGTAGTACCTGAAGAACCTTGAGTTCCTGAGGTTTGGCTTAAACCACTTTGTCCATTAGTTCCTGAAGCACCTGTAGTACCTGAAGTACCTGTTGTACCTGAAGTGCCACTAGCTCCTGAGGTTCTTGAAGCACCATTAGCTCCATTTGTACCTGATGTACCTGAGCTACCACTTGTACCTGAGGTCCGGCTTAAAGCTGAAGCTCCTGTAGTACCATTTGCTCCTGAAGTACCTGAAGTACCTGAACTACCTGAAGTAGCACTTAATGCTGAAGCACCTACAGTTCCGGCATTACCACTTGTACCTGAGGTACCAGTTGTACCTGAGGTCCGGCTTAAACCACTTTGACCTGCAACTCCTGAAGCACCTGTAGTACCATTTGAACCATTAGTACCTGAAGTCTGGCTTAGACCTGATTGACCTGCTGTTCCGTTTGCACCTGTAGTACCATTAGATCCTGTAGTTCCTGAAGTTCCACTAACACCACTTGTACGTGAAGCACCGTTTGCTCCGTTTGTACCTGAAGTACCTGAGCTACCGCTTGTACCTGAAGTTTGGCTGAGAGCAGAAGCACCTACAGTTCCATTATTTCCTGAAGTACCTGAAGTACCTGTTGTTCCTGAAGTTCCTGATACTCCTGAAGTCCGTGAAGCGCCATTTGCACCTACAGTACCATTTGTACCAGTTGAACCGCTTGTTCCTGAAGTTTTAGAAGCACCTGAATCACCTGAAGCACCATCAACACCAGCTGTACCTGAGGTACCTGATGATCCGGCTGTTCCTGAAGTAGCACTTAATGCTGAAGCTCCTGTAGTACCAGCAGCACCTGTAGTACCACTTGTACCAGTAGTTCCTGAGGTTTTACTTAAACCTGATTGGCCTGCGTTTCCAGCATTACCTGTAGTACCGCTTGAACCTTGAGTTCCTGAAGTTGCGCTTAAACCACTTTGACCTGCAGTTCCATTAGCACCTGTAGTACCGTTTGTACCAGTTGAACCTGAAGTTCCTGATACTCCTGAAGTCCGTGAAGCGCCATTGGCTCCGTTTGTACCACTTGTACCTGAAGAACCTGATGTTCCTGAAGTCCGGCTTAAAGCAGAAGCGCCTACAGTTCCATTTGCTCCTGATGTACCTGAAGTTCCTGTTGAACCTGAAGTACCACTTAAAGCAGAAGCACCTACAGTTCCGGCATTACCACTTGTACCTGAGGTACCAGTTGTTCCCGAGGTTTTACTTAAACCTGATTGACCAGCATTACCTGCGTTTCCTGTAGTACCGCTTGAACCTTGAGTTCCTGAGGTAGCACTTAAACCTGATTGACCTGCTGTTCCGTTTGCTCCAGTTGTACCATTTGTACCTGCTGAGCCACTTGTACCTGAAGTGCTACTAGCACCTGAAGTTCTTGAAGCGCCGTTTGCACCTGAAGTACCTGAAGTACCTGTTGAACCTGAAGTACCACTCAATGCAGAAGCACCTACTGTTCCATTATTACCACTTGTACCAGAAGTACCAGTAGAACCACTAGTTCCACTTAATGCAGAAGCACCTACTGTACCTGCATTTCCTGAAGTACCTGAAGTACCTGTTGTTCCTGAAGTCCGGCTTAAACCTGATTGGCCTGCGTTTCCAGCATTACCCGTAGTACCTGAAGAACCTTGAGTTCCTGAGGTAGCACTTAAACCTGAATTTCCAGCTGTTCCATTAGCACCTGTAGTACCTGCTGAACCTGTAGTTCCTGAGGTTCCTGATACTCCTGAAGTCCGTGAAGCGCCATTTGCACCTGAAGTACCTGAAGTACCTGTACTACCTGATGTACCACTTAACGCAGAAGCACCGTTTGTACCCGTATTACCTGATGTACCGCTTGTTCCTGTAGAACCGCTCGTACCTGATTGGCCTGATGTTCTAGACGCACCACTAGCGCCTACAGTACCTGAAGTACCTGATGAACCGCTAGTACCTGATGTTGCACTATCTGCAGATTGACCTGTAGTTCCATTGTTACCAGATGTACCTGAAGTACCTGTGGTACCTGAAGTCCGGCTTAGACCTGATTGGCCTGCTACACCATTTGCACCTGTAGTACCGTTTGAACCGTTAGTACCTGAAGTAGTACTTAAACCACTTTTTCCGGCAGTTCCATTTACACCTGTAGTACCTGAAGATCCTGTAGTACCGCTTGTACCACTTTCAGCTGATAATCCAGAAGTACCATTAGCACCTGTAGTGCCATTTGTACCAGTTGAACCTGAAGTTCCTGAAACACCTGAAGTTCTTGAAGCACCATTAGCTCCAACTGTACCATTTGTACCGGTTGAACCACTAGTACCTGAAGTTGCACTTAAGTTAGATTGGCCTGCTACTCCAGCTGAACCTGTAGTACCTGAAGTACCGGCTGTTCCTGAAGTAGAGCTTAAATTAGATTGACCTGCTATTCCAGCTGAACCTGTAGTACCTGAAGTACCAGCTGTTCCTGAAGTTTGGCTTAAACCACTTTGACCTGCGGTTCCATTAGCACCTGTTGTACCTGCTGAACCTGTAGTACCTGAAGTTGAGGATACACCACTAGTACCTGCAATACCATTCTTTCCAGAAGTACCGTTTGTGCCAGTTGAACCTGAAGTTCCTGAAACACCACTTGTGCGTGAAGCTCCATCAGCACCTACTGTACCTGAGGTACCTGATGAACCACTTGTTCCTGAAGTTGCACTATTATTTGATAAACCAGCTGTACCTGCATTACCACTTGTACCTGAAGAACCTGTAGTACCACTTGTAGTACTTAAACCTGATTTACCAGCAGTACCATTTGCACCCGTAGTACCAGATGAACCTGTAGTACCTGAAGTACCACTTAATGCTGAAGCACCTACAGTTCCATTTTCTCCTGAAGTACCTGAGGTTCCTGTTGAACCTGAAGTACCACTTAGGGCAGAAGCACCTACAGTTCCATTATTTCCTGAAGTACCGCTTGTACCAGTTGAACCACTAGTTCCACTAACACCACTTGTACGTGAAGCACCATTAGCTCCAACTGTACCGTTTGTACCTGAAGAACCTGAAGTTCCTGAAGTTGCACTATTATTTGATTGACCTGCTACTCCTACAGAACCTGTTGTACCTGAAGTACCTGAAGTACCTGAAGTAGCTGATTGATTTGATTGACCTGCGTTTCCGGTTGAACCTGTAGTACCTGAAGTACCGGCTGTTCCTGAAGTTGCACTTAAACCTGAGTTTCCAGCAGTTCCATTGGCACCAGTTGTACCCGCAGATCCAGTTGTTCCTGAGGTTGAAGATACACCACTAGTACCTGCAATTCCATCTTTACCGCTTGTACCATTTGTACCAGTTGAACCTGAAGTTCCTGAAACTCCCGAAGTTCTTGAAGCTCCGTTTGCACCCACAGTACCATTTGTACCAGTTGAACCTGAAGTACCTGAAGTAGCTGATTGGTTAGATTGGCCTGCTACTCCAGCTGAACCTGTTGTACCAGTAGTACCTGAAGTACCAGAAGTTCCACTCGTTCCTGAACCTGGGTCTTCACCATTTCCAGTTATACCTGATGAACCCTGAGTTCCTGAAGTACCACTTGTACCACTTGTACCTGAAGTAGATGATAAATTACTTTGTCCTGCTGCACCTTGAGAACCAGTAGTTCCTGAAGATCCACTTGTACCTGAGGTAGCACTTAGATTAGATTGACCAGCTGTTCCAGCTGCTCCAGTAGTACCAGATGAACCTGTTGTACCTGAGGTAGCACTTTCAGCTGATTTTCCAGTTGTACCTGCATTTCCTGAGGTGCCTGAAGTACCTGTTGAACCTGAGGTACCACTTAAAGCAGAAGCGCCTACTGTCCCATTTGCTCCTGATGTACCTGAAGTTCCTGTAGAACCTGAAGTACCAGATTTACCACTTGTACGAGAAGCACCATCGGCTCCAACTGTACCAGTTGTACCAGATGAACCTGAAGTTCCTGATGTTGCACTATCATTTGATTGACCAGCATCTCCTGCTGAACCCGTTGTTCCTGAAGTACCACTTGTACCTGAAGTTCTACTATCACCTGAAAGTCCAGCAGCTCCATTTGAACCTGCTGTACCTGAAGTACCACTAGTTCCACTTACAGCTGAGGTTCTATTAGCTCCATCTGCTCCGTTTGTACCTGAGGTACCAGTTGAACCTGATGTGCCAGCTTTACCACTAGTTCCGTTAGCTCCATCTTTTCCTGAGGTACCAGTTGAACCTTGAGTACCACTTGTAGCACTTTCACCTGAAGTACCTGCTACTCCATCTTTTCCTGAAGTACCAGCTGAACCTGTAGTTCCTGAAGTACTAGATACTCCTGAGGTACCTGCTACTCCATCTTTTCCTGAAGTACCTGCTGTACCTGTAGAACCTGAAGTGCCACTTTGTGCAGAGGCTCCTACAGTACCATTTTCTCCGCTAGTACCACTTGTACCAGTTGAACCTGAAGTTCCGCTAATACCTGAAGTGCGTGAAGCACCATCAGCACCTACAGTACCTGTAGTACCTGATGAACCTGAGGTTCCTGAAGTTGCACTTAAAGCTGAGTTACCAGCAGTACCTGCATTTCCTGAGGTACCTGAAGAACCAGTTGTACCTGAAGTAGCACTTAATGCAGATAAACCTGCAGTTCCGTTTTCACCTGAGGTACCTGCAGTACCAGTTGAACCACTAGTTCCACTAACGCCTGAAGTTCTTGAAGCTCCATTAGCTCCATTTGTACCTGAAGTACCAGTTGAACCTGAAGTACCTGAAACTCCGGAAGTGCCTGAAATTCCATCAGCACCTACAGTACCATTTGAACCTGTAGTTCCTGAAGTGCCTGATACTCCTGAAGTACCTGCAACTCCGTTTTGTCCTGAACTACCGTTAGATCCTGTAGTACCTGATGTTGAAGATACACCACTGGTACCTGCGGCACCATCGGCACCTGATGAGCCATTAGATCCTGTAGTACCGCTTGTAGCACTTAAACCTGAAGTACCATCAATTCCAGCATTTCCTTTAGTACCACTTGAACCAGTTGTTCCTGAAGTTCCTGAAACTCCTGAAACTTTTGAATCTCCTGCTGAACCCTGAGTACCTGAAGTACCAGTTGAACCTGAAGTACCTGAGGTAGCACTATTATTTGATTGTCCTGCTACTCCTGTAGAACCTGTAGTTCCTGATGAACCTGAAGTTCCTGAAGTAGAGCTTAAATTACTTTCTCCGGCAACCCCAGCTGAACCTGTTGTTCCTGAAGAACCACTTGTTCCTGAAGTAGCACTTAAATTACTTTCACCCGCAGCTCCTACAGTACCTGTAGAACCACTAGTACCTGAAGTACCAGAAGTTTGTGAAGCTCCATCAGCACCTACTGTACCTGATGAACCTGTTGAACCTGAAGTTCCTGAAACACCTGAAGTACGAGATGCTCCATCAGCTCCTACAGTACCTGAAGTACCAGTTGAACCTGAAGTACCGCTAGTACCTGAAGTCGCACTATCATTTGATTGACCTGCTACTCCTGCAGAACCCGTTGTTCCTGATGAACCTGAAGTTCCTGAAGTAGAAGATAAGTTACTTTCGCCTGCAATTCCGGCTGAACCTGTAGTACCACTTGAACCACTAGTTCCTGAAGTTGCACTTAAATTTGATTCACCTGCATCTCCTGCAGAGCCCGTTGTTCCTGAAGTACCAGATGTACCTGAAGTTTGTGAAGAACCATCAGCTCCTACTGAACCTGAAGTACCAGTTGAACCTGAAGTTCCTGAAACACCTGAAGTTCTTGAAGTACCATCGGCACCTACAGTACCTGATGAACCTGTAGAACCACTAGTACCTGAGGTACCAGAAGTTACTGATAAACCTGATTCACCTGCAATTCCTGTAGAACCTGAAGTACCAGTTGAACCTGAAGTACCGCTAGTACCTGAATCTGCACTAGTACCTGAAGTACCAGATTCACCACTTGTACCAGCTCCTGCTCCAGTACCACTTGAACCTTGTGTACCTGAAGTACCTGCGGTTCCTGATGTATTGCTTAATCCACTTTCACCTGCTACCCCAGCTGAACCTGTAGTTCCTGAAGTACCACTAGTACCTGAAGTGAATGATAAATTACTTTCACCTGCAACCCCTGCTGAACCGGTTGTTCCTGATGAACCTGAAGTTCCTGAAGTTGCACTTAAATTTGAAGCACCTGCGTCTCCGGCTGAACCTGAAGTACCAGATGAACCTGAAGTTCCTGAGGTTGCGCTTAATGCTGAGGCACCTACAGTACCATTTTCACCACTTGTACCTGCTGAACCTGTAGAACCACTAGTTCCACTAACTCCACTTGTGCGTGAAGCACCATCGGCTCCTGTAGTACCTGAAGTACCAGTTGAACCTGAAGTTCCGCTAACACCACTTGTGAAAGATTCACCATCAGCTCCAGCTGAGCCTGAAGTGCCAGTTGAACCTGAAGTACCAGAAGTACCAGAAGTTTGTGAAGCTCCATCGGCACCTACAGTACCTGATGAACCTGTAGAACCACTAGTACCTGAAGTACCAGAAGTTGCACTATTGTTTGATTGTCCTGCTACTCCAGCTGAACCTGTTGTTCCTGAAGAACCACTTGTTCCTGAAGTAAATGACAAATTACTTTCTCCGGCTACACCCGCACTACCTGTAGTACCTGATGAACCTGATGTTCCTGAAGTTGATGATAAGTTAGATTCACCGGCAGCTCCTGCTGAACCAGTTGAACCTGAAGTACCGCTAGTACCTGAGGTTTGTGAAGAACCATCAGCTCCTACTGAACCTGAAGTACCTGTAGAACCTGAGGTTCCACTAACTCCACTTGTACGTGAAGCACCATCAGCACCTACAGTACCTGATGAACCTGTAGAACCACTAGTACCTGAAGTTGCACTTAAATTGCTTTCACCCGCAGCTCCTACTGAACCTGTAGTACCTGAAGTACCACTAGTACCTGAAGTTGCGCTATTATTTGATTCACCAGCTGAACCTGTAGTACCTGTAGTACCTGAAGTTCCACTAGTTCCTGAAGTTCTTGATAAACCATCAGCTCCTACAGTACCACTAGTACCTGTAGAACCTGAAGTACCACTAACACCTGAGGTATCACTAGCTCCATTTGAACCTGCTGTACCTGAAGTTCCTGTTGAACCCGAGGTGCCTGAAACACCACTTGTGCGTGAAGCTCCATCAGCTCCTACGGTACCTGAAGTACCAGTAGAACCACTAGTACCTGAGGTAGAACTTAAATTACTTTCTCCTGCGATTCCGGCAGAACCTGTAGTACCACTAGTACCACTAGTACCTGAAGTAGAAGATAAGTTACTTTCACCTGCATCTCCTGCGGAACCTGTAGTACCTGAAGTACCACTTGTGCCTGAGGTTGATGATAAATTTGATTCACCTGCAGCTCCTGCTGAACCAGTTGAACCTGAAGTACCACTAGTACCTGAGGTTTGTGAAGAACCATCTGCTCCTACACTACCACTTGTACCAGTAGAACCACTAGTACCTGAAACCCCACTTGTACGTGAAGCTCCGTCAGCTCCTACAGTACCACTTGTACCTGTAGATCCTGAGGTACCACTTGTACCTGAGGTAGCTGATAAATTTGATTCACCTGCATCTCCAGCACTACCTGTAGTACCTGAAGATCCAGATGTTCCTGATGTATTACTTAAAGCAGATTGACCTGCTGTTCCATTTTCACCTGTTGTACCTGCTGAACCAGTTGAACCTGAAGTTCCTGATTGACCTGAAGTTCTTGAAGCTCCTGTGGCACCTACTGTACCTGAAGTACCTGTTGAACCTGAGGTTCCAGATTCGCCTGATGTAAAACTAGCACCATTAGTACCAGCTGTACCACTTGAACCTGTAGTACCTGAAGTTCCGGATTCGCCACTAGTGCGTGAAGCTCCTGTGGCACCTACTGTACCTGAAGTACCAGTTGAACCTGAAGATCCTGAAATGCCACTAGTTCTATTTAAACCATCAGCACCTGTAGTACCTGAGGTACCAGTTGAACCTGATGAACCTGAGGTACCTGAAGTATTTGAAGTACCATCAGCTCCAGCATCTCCATTAGAACCTGTAGTACCTGAAGTACCTGAAACCCCACTTGTACGTGAAGCTCCGTCAGCACCTACTGTACCTGATGAACCTGAACTACCTGAAGATCCTGAAACACCTGAAGTTCCATTTTCTCCTGATGAACCTGCTGAACCTGTTGAACCTGATGAGCCGCTAAAACCACTAAAACCGTCATCACCCGCTGAACCTATTGAACCTGAAGTTCCGCTAGTTCCTGAAGAACCGGATTCACCTGAAGTACCAGCTTCACCAGAACTACCTGATGAACCTGAAGAACCTGATGAGCCTGAGCTGCTAGCTACAGCAGAAGCACCTGATGAACCTCCTGTACCACTTGAACCCGAGGCACCACCACTAGTACCAGATGTACCTTGTGTTCCTGAAAGACCACTACTACCTGAAGTACCGTTTGAACCTGAATCTCCAGAAGATCCATTAGCTCCTGAACTACCTGATAAACCTGAGGAACCTTGTGAACCACTTGAACCTGAAGAACCTGCACTTCCTGAAGAACTAGAAAAACCTGAAGTACCAGATGTCCCTGAGCTTCCAGAAGTACCAGAACTGCCGGCACTTCCTGAAGAACCTGAAGAACCTGATTGTCCAGATTCTCCACTTATTCCATCTGCTCCTTGGAATGATGTAATTGATACTTGGTCTAAAAATCTTACGTTGGCCATTTATACGTGTGGTTTGATATAAATATAAAATTAAGAAATAATATTCGTTCTTTTGGTTGCTTCTCTTTCAGAAACTTCCGGAGTAACAATTCTACCGTCTTCAACATTACCATTAAAGAAGGCATCATCAGTTACTACTTCCATAGAGAAAACAATTTTACTTTTTTCATTAAATTTATTAAAACTATCTAATGATTTTTGAACGATATCAGGTATAATATAGCCATTTAATTTTATATTAAAAGTTGTTCTAACATTTCTTTCTTCACCCTGAGTTGATTCAACAATGTTAGCAAAGTTATCAATCATTGCTCTAAATTTAAATCGTTCAGGATCACCCCAATATGAATCTGAGGCATAGTTGATTGCTTCAATAATTTTGTTCATCTGCTCAACGTAATATGTGGCTATAGTGCAACTATATGTGATAGTAACGTAGTCAGGGTAAACTACGGCCACAAATTCCTTTTCAGGAATTCTGTTGTTTAATACAGTAAAATTATCGTATGCATTTCTTTTAGAATATCCTTTTTGAAAGATACCAAAGTTTTGAGGGTTATTAGCATCCATTTTGTTGCCAATTCCTCTATTTTTTTCTAACGAGTCACGCTTAAACATGATAATAGGCATCATAATAGCACCTTTTTTATCACGTACAAATCCGTCTTTTTGAACTTGTTTCCATCTTTCAGCAGAACCATACATAATAGGAACTTCAACACGTTGACCATTTTGTATTACTGAAGGACGAATTATATTTTGAAAATAATATAAAATGGACTCATCAATATCTTTAATACCAACTGTAAAAGGTTTTGTAGTATCTCCTCTCCAAGATAATTTAGTACCACGATTAATACCTGTGGATAAATTAGGATTGCCCATAGTTTTATCATAGGGCTGAACAAATTCATTTGAAATTTGTCTTTGAGATTTAGGGGTTGGTTTGTTTTGTCTTTGAGCCATTACATTCTTTCTTTAGTAATTCCTACTTTATCAGCAGGAATATAGTGAGTAAGACATAGTATAGATACATTATATCCAAAATTAGCTAAATCCGTTTCTAGTGGATTATTGCCATTATCATCATTAAAAGGATAATCAGGATCTTTACCTACAAATAGTTGAGACATATCTGTATTATCAATTTGGAAATAATTTTCCATCCACATTATAATATCACCTACTTCTAATACTAGATTTGCTTGAGTTAAATCATCAATTAAAAATCTAAAAGTAGGGGTCCATTTTAAATCTGGGCCTATTTCTTGTATTGGAAAATCTTGATTTGATCTGTCAATTAAACAATACAATAACACTGGGGCTTGGTAAACCTTAGATGTTGAAGATTCACCATAAATATTTACTTTACTTTCTTCAAGGTTGTATTTGTACACGACACATTGTTGAGAAATGATATCGTGCATCAATTCCCTATTCATATGTCTAAATAGACTTATATCTCTTGAACCACCGTATAAAGCCATCTTATCCTACGTAAATTGTAAATGGTACCTGATTTAATTCCTTTGCTCTAAAATCTGTTTCCATAGAACGAGACTCTAATAATGATTTACGAGAAGTTTCGTCAAAATAGGCTCTTAATCTTTCAATTAAAGCATTTTTTTCAGATGTTGCAGCTGAAATTAAATCACTTTGGTTTAAAGTTACCTCAGCACCGGGAATAGGTACATTAGAGTATTTACCTCTCACATATCCTAACATTTCTTTAGCTAAAGCTAATGTGTATTCAAAAATCCAACTTCTTCCCACTGAATTAATTTGGCTATAATTAGGATTAGTATAAGGAACATTACTTACATTACTAATAGCTCCATCACTAGATCCAATAGCAGCATCTGCTCTTTCTTCTTTAATAAGATATTGAATTTTTAATTGTAAATCATTGTGATCCGGGATAGGGAATACTTTAAGTTGATTATTGTGAATTTCAAATGAATAATTAGATTTTCTAATTTGGTCATTAAATTCAATCGCTTGCATCTTTTGAATATCAAAGTTGATAGGCATCATCATAAAGTTGATACCAGGAGAATAATTACCAAATCCAAAAGATTCTAATAAACCTGCTAAGTCAGTACCGGTACCCGCATAAGGATCAAAATATCTTACAATCGCAGGGGGTGCTTCATAAAACACTCTTTTAATTTCAATACTACCTGTAATACCTTCATCGGTGGCCCAAGCATCTAAATCATAATCTTGTTGGCTAGCGGATAAAGGAATTAAACCGTCATACCAGTTTACATTACCACCTGAACCTGCTTCAACTCCATATTGTTCAGAAAGGGCAATAATACGAGCCATTGTGGGAGTAATTACTTTTGTATTTAAATCTTGAGCAGATCCTGTTTGAATTCCTTCTAATGAAAGATAATTTTCTCTAATTTTATAGGCATAAAGTTCATTCCCGTATGTTGTTATAGCTTCTTCGAACGCTGTAAAGAATGATCCTGATTGTAGTTCAATGTCTACAATAGGATATCCTAAGCGACTTGCACAGAATTTAGCAACTTTTACAGCATCTGCTTGGAATTCTGCATCTGAACTGTAGAAACCAAATGGAACTGCTGCTGAGTTCCAAACAGGGGCGCCATCGTATATAGGAATATTAGCCATGAAATTTCATTTTGGTTATAAATATTAAAAAAGAGGGCTCCAATTAATGGAACCCTCAAAATAAACATGTATTTTTATTAATTTCTAGATCTACCTGAGGTACCTGATGAACCTGTTATAATTCCTCTTTCGGTAGCTTCTTCATAAATCTCTAGAAGATCGTCTACAATAGGATCTCTATGATTTTCTTTAAGAGTAATACCTACCATATTTTTTACTCGTTTAGCAGCAGTATACAAAAATCTAAACCCTGATTCGCGTTTTGATTTTAAGTCTACCTGGTAGTCATCTCCACAAATAATCATTTTGGAGCGTAAACCGATACGAGTAGCAATCATTTCCATTTGCTCATGAGTAACGTTTTGTGCTTCATCAACAATAATACATGAATCTAAGAATGTTCTACCTCGCATAAATGCTAAAGGTACAATTTCAATTTTACCATCATTAATTAATGCTTCTACTTTTTCTTTATCGTATAAAGCATACATGTTTTGGTAAATTGGTTGAATCCAAGGATCCATTTTTTCTCTTAAATCACCAGGTAAAAAACCTATTTCTTCTTTTGAAACTGTTGGTCGAGTAATGATAATTTTTTCAAAATGTCTTCTCAATAAACCATCTAATGCAATCTGACAAGCAAGTAATGTTTTACCTGAACCTGCTCTACCAGCTAAAATTGTTAAAGTATTTTTTAATATTTCGTCTTTAGCGTTTTTCTGTTCTTCGTTTAAAGGAATTTTAAATTTAATAGGGTTTTTCACTATTCTTTTTTCTCTAAATACCTCATCGGTATGATGATTTGATGCCATTGTCTTGATAGTTGATTTTTACTAGTTTATCGAGACCTGCATTAACATGCATAGTATCATCTAACACAAGTTCGAAGTTAAATCTGTCGTCCAGAGGTAGAACTAAATCTACTTGGGAACCCCATCGTATCAAGCTAAATCTTTCGTTTTGGGCGCAAAGATCCCCTTGATGTTTGAAGGGGGCAATTACGTTTACGTCCTCATCGGCAATTTGAATTAAGTAGTATGTGTAATCTAGAGAAGGAACATACACTTTGTTAAACATTCGTTCATTGTACTTTAAGTACTCCATGTTGTTAGGATTGATTACCTTATTTAAGATATCCTTCTCAACCGCTAACATGGGTTTATTTGTCGATTCAATAGGTTCTAAGTGTTCGTATGTGAGTACGCCACCATAGGGAATCCTGTTGATATGGACGTCATAAAACGACATAAAAATGCCAATTACTAGCGATGGTTGGTTATAC